CTGTCGTCGTGCATTAGGCGAAAGATATTAAGCCTTGCCAAAAGTAACTAGAAATAGTAACCAAAACATTCTGAAGAGTCAGCAGGACTTCTTCGAGATAGCTAAAAAGTCTCTCAAAGAAACTCCTGATATCCCTGATATCGTCACGTTTGCAGAGCACCCAGAATTCTTAGGCCGTAAACTATATCCTCGTCAGAAGACCTTGCTTCGCCTCATGTGCCTGGAGACAGAACACATGACAGACTATGACTATGAAGTCATTGACGAATGGACGAAGAACTTTGACCGCAATGGTGTGGCCATCGGTGTGTCCCCAGACGTTATGCAACGCGTTGAATACCTTAAGGCTAATGGGTACAAGCACTTTAAAGAAGTGATCAACATCACTGGTCGTCGTGGTGGTAAGGGCCACATCGGCGGTATCATGGGTGCATACCTTAACTGGCAGCTCATCATGCTCGATGACCCGCAATGGTACTATGGTATCGACAAGTCTAAGGATATTTATACGCTATGCGTTGCTACGAACATCGAGCAGGCCAAGCGTTACCAGTTTGCTGACCTTTCTAACTCAATCATTGATGCTCCTTGCTTCCAGCCATATATTGCTGACTCAAAGGAACACTTCCTCGCTTTGCGTACTCCGTCAGACATTAGACGTATCGCAGCGTTTGAAGCTAGAGGGCTACGCCCAAGCCGTTTGATCGCATCGATCAGAAACATGGCCGTTACGAGTAACTCCAAGGCATCGCGTGGTGCTACGGTATTCTCAGTAATGTTCGACGAGTTCGCACACATGCTCGCTGGTACCGGTGGTGCCAGAACAAGTGAAGAAGTATACAACGCTATCACCCCGGCACTTGACCAATTCGGTAAGGACGGGTTCATCTACGTACCTACGTCACCGTTTACAAAGGTTGGTAAGGCGTTCAACCTCTACGAGGCAGCCCTCGAGCGTAACTCAGAAGACGGTACACCTGCCTATCCTAACATGATGATGGCACAGCTCCCATCGTGGGGACCTTATGAGGACTGGGCAGACCCACGTGCAACGGGAGGGTTTAACTTCCGTGGTGCCCCTCAGGAATATGATGAAAGCATGAAGCTCCTAGAGAAGCGTGAGCCTGATGCTTTCAAGGTAGAGCGTATGAGCCAATGGGCTGAAGTCACCAACGCTTACCTTAACCCCAAGATGGTTGAGCGTATGTTTGAGCCATTCATCGACTCAAAGGGTGAGACACGTATCCTAGAGGCCCAACAAGAGGGTAACTTTAGCGTAGTCTACCATGGCCACTGTGACCCCTCAAAGAGTGGTGCTAACACAGCAGCAATGATCGGTCACGTCGAGAAGATGTACGACGAAGAAGACGGTGAAGAGTGGTACCACGTCATTGTTGACTGGATTAAGGTATGGAACCCTGAAGACTACGAAGAGAATCAGATCGACTACGAAGAGGTAGAAGAAGAGCTGGTAGACGTACTCTGTAAGTTCCGTGCCACTAAGGTATTCTCCTTTGACCAGTACGGAGCCTTCGTAACGCTGCCACGCCTCAAGAAGCGCCTCAAGCAGGTTAGACCTCCGCATAAGGTAATCATTAGAGAAGAGAAGTTCACCAAGGAAAGCAACATGCGCCGCAACGAGCGGTTCAAGTCTGCTATCGGTATGAACTGGGTACACTCCTACCGCGACGACTTCGGTCCAGACAACACTAGCTTATTGGAACAAGAGCTTAAGTTCTTACAAGAGATCAATGGTCGCGTCGATAAGCAGAAGTTTGGACCGATCAGAACGTCAGACCTTTCTGACTGCCTCATGGTTATTGTCGATGCGCTGCTCGAAGACAACTTCGTTAAGCTAGAGATGCGTGACCGTTTGAGCAATACACAGCTCTACCCAGGCGCACAGGGTGGCTACCACACCACTAACGCTAACGATATGCAACCTATCTCGGCTCGAGACAGACTGAGGGTGTTTGGGGCGCAGAGGGCACAACGTGATTACGGCGGTATGTCAAGAGGTAGACGATGAATTGGTCTATTAGATACGCTACCACAAAGAAAAGCATTAGAGAGCTTAAAGCTATCCTTCCTGAAGGTTGGGAACACGTAGGTTTTACGCAGCCTGATGGCAATAAAACACCTGAAGAAGGTTTTTACAAATGGATGCCGCCTCAGCAGCGTGGTCAACATTTTGATGATCCTGACGCACCATTAGAACCATTGCCAAATGCTAGACGCAATAGGATAAAAACCCCTGATGTTCATATGGTAATGAACCCTGCTACGGGAAATACAGCTGAGTTATACGATCATTCTGGTATGAATGATGATGCTCGACGTGCTTATTGGAACCCCATTGATCATGGTAGATTAATAGCTAAAGGGCTTAAACGGTTAGATAAATTAACTACTAATACAAACTTGCGTATGCTTAGGCATGAAGCTAACCAAGAAAATATGCTTATGTCACATAGCATATGCTCTGCACAAGATACTAGTAACGTAGATATAGGATCACCGGGTAAGCACACAAGTGGACCCAAATTTGAAGTACTTGATCATGAGCTTGGTCACATTAGGCACAACAGAGATCATGAAAGTTTAGTAAAATTTGCAAGTATTATTGCTAAACACCATAATGCTAAATCACCTACTCGTGACAGAGTAAACGTTTCTGCGGTAGAAGCTCATGTAAGAAAAAACAAAGGCAACCTTGAGCAATTATACAGCAATGATTTTGTTCCGTGGGGTAAAATGCCAAGTTTTTTAAATAAAATAGTTAAATCTACAGGCTATGTACCCTATGCTCAATCGGCATTGCCAGAAAGCTATGCTTGTCACCATGATTGGTATCTTAATGGTAATCAAAATCCATTAACGCAACGCTTAGGCAAAGAACTTGGATGGGATAAACCTATTGAGTAGGTTAATCTAACATAGCGTGGACTGTGATGCACCAATATTGTTCACCAGTGATAGCTTCCCACATAGCTAAGTTCTCGTGCTTTGCCCACTCAGCACCGATCACGGCAGCCTGAGCTTTCTCGAGCGAAGCGTAAAGCCCTGAGATCTCCATGCTATTGTAGCTTGTATCATATAGTAGCGCGTAAATAATCTTCATCATACTAGATGGAACAGCTCTTTAGCTGCCCATTCCATTCGTTCTTTGCGGTCCATACCACCCCACCAACCTTCTTCTTGATTACGTACTGCTTCGTACCTGCAAGTGTCGATAACGGGGCAACCCTCGCATATCTTCTTTAGCTTATAACGCTGCCCTTCTGGCAACTCAGTCCTAGTATAAATAAAATCACTAGTTTCTTTACCATAGCAGTTGCTATCGTAGACCCAATCATTACCCTTGTTATTGGGCAACCCAACGGCCAACTCACGCACTCGCCATGCTATTCCCTTACTCATATGTTATCCTTCTAACTTAGTTTGATTGATATCTGCATTCTTCGAGCTATCTAAACCATCTTGATAACCTGCTTTAGATGATAGCTCATAGTCCCGAGCGGGGCCATGCTCTATCTGCTGGAAGAAGTCTTCCACTGCGTGTTGCTTATCACGTAGCACCAGCTCGACTGATGTGCCAGCTGTCTCTGCGTGATTGATAACTTCTGACTTTGATTCCTTAATGCGCTCACCGATACCAATGCAATAGCCGCCAAAGAAGCTCTTGATCCACGTCTTAGTATGGAAACCATCTTCATTACGTGCCTTAGCTACTTCTAGCTTAGCTTTCATCTCTGATACCATGTGTAGGTTAGTAATCTCATACATCATGACGCAGATTTCGACGTCGCTAGCGTATCCATAGATAACCGCATAGTCATCTGTACGGAGAACCTTACAGAAGTTATGCTTAGCTATGTAGTTGAGTAGCATAGCTTTAGCTGACGCATATGGCTTCGGAGTCGGAACCTGTTTAGAGATTACGTTACCACTAGCTACATGACCAGTAAGCTGAGCTTCTTCAATCTGATACTTGGTAATAATCCTCTGAGCCTGGGCCTGAGCGGCCTCGACTTCACCAGGGTGATTGCTACTAGCAGCTAAGCGGAGTAGCTTCTCTACCGTTGCAATGATCTGCTTGAGATCAGGCATACTTACTCCTTTCTAGTTATAGTCTACCATCATCGGTATGAAGGAAACAACCCCTTCATAGACCCCCCGTAGAAAGCGGGGGTTTCGGCGCTAACTTTACTAACTAATACTACCGGGGATGCCGTTCTCTACGGTATCCTTAAGGTAAGACAGAACCGCATGGAAGTTATTTATCTGCTCTCCCAATGCAGTGATACTTGTGGTAAATGACTCTAGAGCGGCTTCATAAATGCCTATGTCTAGATGTCCCTTATATTCGTTGTATAGTTTCAGGCCATCGAGCAAGCCCTCAAAATTGTAACCAATCTTGGCGAGCTCCTCGATGACCTGATTTAGCCTATACACCGCTGTAGCATTCTCTTGCATGCTAGGCCTTTTTTTCTTCAACTAGATTTTACTGCATCATGGTTTATATTAGCTTACTCGGTACTGCCTCCTTTGTTTGATCGTATAGACTATGTGTGTAAATGCGAGGAGTTAGTTCCTTATAGGAAGTTAGTGAGCGGGACGCCTGCGAAGTCCTGCATTGCCTCGTCTGTCCCACAGGGGGAGCAGATTGATGTCTTGTTGTCGAGCCGAGACAGAGCGGGGAACCCTGAATACGTTTCCTTACAACGTGGACACATTGAAAGCTTCTTTTTAGTGGCGAAAGCCATAGTTTATTTCCTTACTTTCTATCTTATAGGTGGGTACAACACTCGTTGCAATCGCCACAGTCGCCACAGCGACCATCACGACTAGCTAATTCATATTCTCTACCACAGGTGTCACACTCACCCATCTCACTACATATGGGGCATAAACCATTGCAATGTTGACAATAGTTTTCATATACAGTAGGTCCATGATCACATGGTTCACATATCATAACTTACTCCTTACTTGATTGCTCGATGATCATGCTCACACATGAGGGTTTCATCCCTCAAACAGCATACATGATCTACATAGTCATGGCCAACGAATGGCTCATGAATTGGTAGTTGACATATACTACATTTCATTATACCTCCCAGCATTCATCGCACGTACCATCATCACATTCGTCACATGGGTGCTTTAATGGAGTATCTAACTCCATACCACATGTTAAACAAATAGGATATTTCTTACTCACTATGCTTCCTCTCCTGTGTTTACGATAGCCCAATCATCCCAATCGATGTTGTCCCACCAGAAATCAGACTCTATTGACTTGTCGATCAGTTGCTGACGGTCTAGCCAATCATTTAATTTCTCAGTTGCTTCTTCAGGACTGTTTGCCGTAACAGCAACGTCCATAGAAACTCTTGTGTAATACTCTTGCATTATACCTCCTCTCCTATCTCGGTGTCTGTCAAGAATGCGTAGATGCGCTTGAGATTGTGAATAGCGTGTTCTAAGTCGCCGCTATTCTCTGCATCTTTAATGCACCACTTAGTTAAGCTAATTGCTGCCTCTAGTGTCTCTGGATCCATTACTCTTCCTCCTTGTTTCCGGTCACACTGTAACCTTTCTCTACTACGAACCAGTCGTCATTCCAACCGTCAATCCAGTCGGAACTTGACTCCTCAGGCTCTGGGTGGTTGACGTACAACCAATCCCATCCTTCCTCAAAACTGTCGAACTCGATACCGTCAAACAGTACGTTATTCATCCAGTCACGGATAATATACTTAGCCATTAATACTCCTCTAACTCTTCGATGATTTCATTGAGTTGATCGCACCGATCTAGCAACTTTTCAATTACTAGATGGGCTTCGACCAAGTTTGTTGGTGGCTCTAGGCCATAATCACTTAACAACACTTAACTTACTTTCTTTCTTTATAAAACCACGCATAGCATGGCGTTCTACTGGAGTAGCACCGCCGTAAATGCCGTGCTTCTCCTTGTTCTTTATTGCATACTCAAGACACTTCTGCTTTACAGGGCAAGCATTGCAGTAAACCCTAGCAGCAACTACTCTCTCTCTTGATTCTTTTGGGCCTGCATGACCCTCAAGAAAGAAAACGTCTTGACTAACGCCTTTACACTTAGCGTCGTCAAACCAATCCATCGTTCCTCCTAGTTAGTGTGTTCAGTAATGAACAGTTCGTATTCCATTGACTCAGTTGTGTACTTCCATGGCATATTGTCGATGCCACTCTCTGGGTCCCATGATTCGTAATCGATTTCACGAATAGCAACGGTCTTGTTGTCGTAGTTAATCTCTACGACACGCCACACGTCACCGTGCTCACCGAAACCAATACCGTAACCGGTTTCTGACATTACATCGTCTTGAATCATCTCTGAGAAGATAATGCGGTTAAGGTACTCGTCATCTGTCCATCGACCACGGCCACGTGCTAACGCAGTCGCTACGACTTCAGGCAGTGATTCAGCACCCCAGTGTGTGTAAAGGTACAGGTCAGGATTGCCCTCAGCTGTAATCTTTACTTGTCCACGGTCACCCATAGTATTACTCCTTATTTAACTTACTTCCCAACTTGGGAGCACCCTAAGCTAGAATCGAACTAGCATACATCACCACCGTCTGGCTAGGGTAACCTATTACTTAACTACCAACTGCTTTCGTAATACACATCAAAGCCATCTGCAATTGCCTTACGTGCTTCTTCGATGAACTTCAAGTCATCTTTAAAGTACTCTTTATCTGCATTGTCACCGAAGAAGAAACCTGTAGTTGGAGGTAACGTCTCAAGACGAACATGCATCTCAAGTTGATCGAGGTCGCCAATTGTTAACCTAATTGGTTGCCCATTGAACACACGAGTCTTAGAGATGTTAGCAGCCATGGAAGCGAAAGACTCAGTCATGATTAATTCTTGCAATAATTTGTCATTCATAGCCTTGTTAGACAACTCTGCTATCGCTTCTTTCGTCAACGACTCGCCCTCGGGCTCAATAGCAGTAGCAATGATTTCCGTACCGAAATCAGTGTAGCCTTTGAAGCTCTGTGCATCAGCCTTGCGATTGAAAGTCTGCTCCATCCAACCTTCGAGGTTAGGGTGCTTACGCCAATAAGCTAACTGTTCAACACCTTTTCCGTTTACATAAGAAAAGTCATTGTTGTCAGCATGACGTGGCACCTTACATGAATACTGGTCTAAACCCATAGTTATACTCCTTAATTAACTTACTACGTTCCCTACCTGGGAGCGCCCTAAGATGGAATTGAACCACCATACTTCATCGCCAGACTAGGGCCACCTTACTAAACTACAATCGTTACGTTCTCTTCGCTGAATGCATCTACTGCTACCAAACGCATTGTGTCGTTGGCAGCCTTGAGGACAGTAGCAACCTGTTCTTCATTGAGACCAAGCGTATTGCCTTCATCATCTACACCACCGGTAATGATGATATCACCAACGATGATGTCGGTCATGCCGTATGAGTGAACCCACAGGGCAGAACCGAACGCATTGATTTCTGGCTCGTTAACCAACTTGCCATTGTCATCAATCCACATGTCTACGTCGAGCTCACTCAGGTAGATGCATTGGATAGTACCACCGCCAGTAGCTTCCTTGATGGTGTCGTAAGAGTCCGTTACATCAAACTCAACAACATCAAGGTCGTTGTTTGCGGTTGCCTTAATAGCGTACTGCTTCATAGCTTATTCCTTACTTGTTAGTTGTTTGGGTGGGCAGTTTATTGACTTACCCAGGTCAACCAGATTAGCTATTTGGGATAGGCAATCGGGATTTGCTTACCATTAATGGTAATGAACTGCGGTGCTTCTGTGGATACTACCTCAGCAACTGGCTCAGCTACAGGTGTAGCTGTTTCCATAACTGCTTCGACAGTCTCCTTCATTGCGATTGCAGCACGCTTCGCTGCAATTGACTTGCTAAGGTCATCTGCAATATCACCCCATGAAATCCATGACTCAGTCGTTGGATCCACCTTGTAGATACCACTACTTGGTGTCTCAGTGACTGGCTTGCTAAGGTCAATCTCAAGAGGCAGGGACTCAACGTGTGCTGCAACGTCGAACTCTTCCTCTGCGACTGGTGTCTCGCTTGCCACAACCATACCAAGAGTATTCTTGGTAACCCATGCACCATCCTTGATGATTTCTGGATTCAATGGTCGACCCTCTGGAGACAAATCAAGAGAGAATCCCAGCATTTGGTTTAGGAGCCAACTGCGTGCTTCTTCCTGATTTGGTTTCGTGTTAGCTTCACTGACAACTTGCTTAACAAGTTCCCGTGCAGCTAACACACTCTTAGTGTAGACGCGACCAATGACAGTCCTCGCACGACCATTTTCATCGCTGTTCTTAGAGCAACGAATCATGATCATGGTGTGGTCATCACTCTTCCTCTCAATGGTGAAAGCCAGGTCAACCAAGTCACGAGTGCGACTGGAATTCCAGGTCTTACCATCGGGTTTTGGTACCCAGATGATTTCTGTCGGCATACTATACCTTCCTACTATTTGTTTCCCTACTTGGGAGTGCTCCACAACAGAATCGAACTGTTGAACTTCGTTACCAAACTGAAGCTACCTTACTACTTAATACTCACCGTCTTTGATTGCCTTACAAAGAATGTGAGTATACGACCATGCTTCCTGGTCTTGCATTGCAAGCAGAAGCATCTCGATATGAGTTAACATCTCGATTACTTCCTGACGTGGAATTGTATCAGGCATGGCACAACCCATTCTCGATGAGGTTCGTGGCTGTACGACCGTAGTGGCCCTGAAGACTCCAGGCCATACCATTGTCGATAAGCTCTTGGAACAACTCAACGGTTTCTTCTTCGTTGAGCTCATCTTGCTCGTAAGCTATTACCTTACTGAAGATATCCATGTCAGTTGATTTCGTTGTACTTGTCAACCTGCTCAGACAATTCTTCAGCCATCTTCTGGAAGCCTTCCTTGTCTGTTGGCAGGGTGTCAGCAAAACTGTAATCAAACACCTGAGTCATGTTGTCAACAAAGATAGTCATGTTACGGACTACTTCGTTGTATGCCTCACTTGCAGCCATGTACATGTTCTTGAAGTCATCTGTCTCTGGGACATTCTTGAGTTCATCTGGCAAGATACCAGCCATGTACTGACGCTGTGCCTCAAAGGTCGCTTGGATGGTGATCATCATCTTCACGCCCATTGTAATGTTCTTAAGCTGGTCCTGAAGGATTGCAAGCTTAATTTCATCTGACATTGCAGTCATAGTATATACTCCTTGTTAGATTGCCATTTTGTAGGCATGGCTGCCTTCTGTGCTACTTACACATAGTATAGCTGTGTAACTTACGTTACACAACTATTGTGATTAGAATGCCTAATCAGCAGGGATACCCTCTTGGGTAATGAACCTTAGTATGAACATCGGGTTGCTCTGGTTCATCAGCATCAGGCATGTTAGTCAGCTGCTCTAAGAACCACTGTTCTGCCATGTGTGGTAACTTCTCGTACAACATACGAGCTGAATACAGAAGTGAGTCAATCAGGTTCTTAGCAACATAAGAATTATCAAACTCTTTCTGTAACAGAACCTTTGTGGCAACCTTCTTGCCCTCTTCGCGCTTACGCACAGTGAGGACAGCATTGCGGTTGGTGATGGCATAACGCCTACCTGACTCCAAAGTAAAAGACAGGTCTACGTTGTGATGCCAATACCCGTGATTAGGATAAGTCTTCGCAGTCCAGATGATATCATCATCGTCATTCCTGCGAGACCACCTTAGTTCACGTGCAATCATTACTCCTCCTTGCTAACGAACTTGTTAACAGTCTCTGCAAACTGCTTACGGATCTCTTCCTTAGAGATTGAACCATCGGTTTCTGCACCGAGTACCACTGCGTCAAGACGCTTGGCGATGCGCTCCATCATTGATTCGAACTCTTCACGAAAGACTTCCGACTGCGCAGGCTCATCAAAGATGACTTGCATACGAAGCTCAGGTCCCTGCTGTTCTACCTTGATTTCCATCATATCTCCTTACTAGTTGGTTTGGTACTGCGTGGGTGTGGGTGGGTTCGAACCACCATTCCCTTTAACCGTGACGTAAGTTCTGAGTGCTAACCAACAATTTTCTATATTTAGATAGTTGGATGTCACAGCTACTAAGGGTTTTTCCAGCTTAAACTACACACCCTAGTAGGCCTTTTATACACATGCCCAGGTGTTAAGCGTCTTCACCAGTACTCGCGCTTACTAGCACCATAGTTCCAACTACCAACTAAGAAGCTACCAAAGTATCGTTCTGGGTAACGTGTATTTTTTAAGTAGGCATCTACCACTTCCTACATAAGCTGCTCCTTATGTTGAGTCCGTGTTCGCATCTCATCGCGCATATGCTGTCCATGTGAACACAAGAAAGGAGGCAGTTTATCGTCATACCCAGGACGCCATACACTCGTGTAACACACAGGTAGTAGGCCAACCTACATGAGTTGCTCCTCATGCCGAGTCTATCAACCAACGATCTCATAAGGCTCATATGCCGGTGCATCGTGGTTGAAGAGAAAGAGGGCAGTTTTCCAGTGGTCATACCCAGGACCACCCTAGTTCCTTTGTATCATACCAACTAGGAAGTATTAGCAAGCTAACGGATTGCACCGGCTACACTCTGGCAGTAGCTTCCCGTCTATTAAGTAGGCTTCTGATTGCCTCCATACGCTTCCCCGTATGGTGAGATGGCCTTTACAGGTTGCCAGCTGGGTCTGGTATACTCGCCGTGAGTTGCTCCCGTACACACAATGAAGCATGTACGGGATCGCCAGTTAAGCTAGCGCAGCTACCACGTTTTACATCGGTGGCCGGGATTTAAGTGTGCAGGTTTAAGGAGAGCCTCCGCTCCTACATGAGCTTCCCCTCATGCTGAGATTGTGTTTAACTCGACTCCTGTGCGTTGCGTATAAAACTGCACGCCTGCATCTCTGGTCACTGTAAACACAACAGGGCCTATGCACACAACGAAGCATGCATAGGCTTGAGCGTCTTCACCTGTACACGCGCTCGCTTGCACGATGGTTCCTATGTCTATCTACCAACAAGTATGGATTCTCCGCTCCTCTGCGATAGGCCTTTAAGGCGCCTTGATTTTCCTACATAAGCTTCCCCTTATGCTGAGGGCTTTATAGATAGTTTAACCATCTACCAGCTTCCATATCTTTTCCAGGACAAGCCATAGTATGCAACCGCCATCTCCTCCTCAACGGCATAGCCCAGGCTAGGGTTTTAACGATAACCCTCCACATCGTCTGCCAACCAACCCCACGTCAAATACACACTGTGTGTGTAAATGCGTGGAGTTAGTTCGCAAGAGCTAAGGCTCCCCCAATTAGCCGAGGGAGGTTACAACTAGGCCTCGATGATGTCTCGAGCAGCTGCGATAGCTGCGCTGTAAGAAGAGACATTGTTTAGAATCGTAGACGATTCCTCAATGGCTTCAAGCAGCTCAATGAGACCATTGGCGACCGTAGTTACAGCTTCTAACTTACAGTCAGCCAAGACCCAACGCTCCTCACCAAGACCAACCAACTGGTCAATCTTGGTGAGAAGGTCTACGATCTTGAGGCTGTATTCCTTGAGCGAGTCAAGGTCTGTGGCCTCATTGATACGGGACCGCAGACCTTCAGCATGCTCTTGAACTTCAGTCTTGATCATCTTCTCTCCTTAAGCCCAGTGTTCCTGGTGGCCGCAAGCATCACGGGTGCCATCGCAGTGCGGCGAGTGCTCCTCGTGCAGTGCAAATGGTGAACCCAAGACTTTCTTGGCCTCAGTCTGGATGACATCATAGAAGTTGTTGATGTGCTCAATGGTGAGCCGAAGGCCCAGCGGGAACACGATCGACAACTTCTCAACGTCAGACTCCGAGACTTCGTCCTGGAGCAGGATGTTGGCGATGTGGGTGTAAGGCTGAATCAGCTCACCCAGTCGCAACGCCCAGTCCTTGATGCCAGTGAGGAACTCAGCGTGAGCAATACGTGCCTCCGCTGCCTCGTCAAGGGTCAAGTCGAGATTGAACTCTTCCATAGTGGTACTCCTTATTGCTTAGACAGTGCCTCGGTGGGCACACTGTACATCACGTTGTGTGATGTAACATGGTACTCAGGTGTACCCGAAAGGATACACCCGAGTTGTTTGAGTGATTAGTTACTCAAGGAACTCGTGGCTAGAGCTTGCCAAGCAACGCTTGACGAACAGGACCAGCAGGCTTGTTGATAAACTTACCTGATTTGAACTGCTTGACTGCGTCTTCAACACTCTCGATCATGATGATCCGGTGCTTCTTGACAAGCTGTGCGCACTGAAGGGTTAGAGCGTCGGACTGACCGTCGTTCTTGCTGGTGACATACCCGTCACATACCCAGATGATGTCCTCACCTGGAGCACGCTGCTGGATAGCCCACGTAAGAGCAGGACCGTCGACACCGTTGCCAGCACCACCGACACGTGGAATGTCAGCTACACGCCAGCCACGGCGTGCAAACACCCAAGCATTGTGCTCTTCGTGTACGCTGTGGCTGTACGCCATGATGACAGCAGCAGGTGCTGCCTCAACGATGGACTCGATGTCAGACTGACTCAAGCTCATGGAACCTGAGATGTCAATGACTACGATGCCACCCTTGACCTTCACCTTGTGGGTGAAGATACGGCGCTCCGGGTCAGTGTACAGACGAGCAATGTTGCCAATGCTACGACCGAACTGCGCTGGCTTGCGTCGACGCTTCATGTAACCCTCAACCTCAACGGAGAGAACTAATGACTCGTCGATGCTCAACGCAGCGAATTGCCCACGTTCATCTGTGGGAAACTCGAAGTCGTCAGGCAACTCGTCCTCGAGAGGAGAATCGTCTGGTGACAACCTACCCTTCTCGTCAGGCTTCTCGTCCCCGTACTCTTCAGCACGCTTGTCCTCACGTGCCTCGCGCTCGCGCTTGACTGTCTCTGGCGCTTTCATACCGCCCGATGCATACTCAGCAATTTCCTGAGCAGCACGGACAGTGTGATTGAACCCGTAAGGACCAGTGACGTCATCCGTATAGTGATACGGCCTCGTGTCACCGAGTCGATCGGGTGTGCCAGTGAACGTCTTGTCGAGACGCTTAGCGAGCTTGCGCAGTCGCTCAGACCACTCAGGGTTCACAGACCGAACGCCGCTCGCAAACGAGTCAAACGATTTGGTACCGTGATGCTGAGCAGTGAAAGCAACTGCCTCGTCCCAGTGAGCCATGGTCTTGCCGGTAGCAAGCATGACACCACGCTTCTTCTCGTTGCCCTGGATGTCGTTAACATCAACGCCCCGAGCTTCCAAGAATGGCTTAGCGACAGCATTGACACGGGCTTGCTCAGCCACACGCAGCACGGCGTCAGTGATACCGTCCCGAGCGTATGCCTTAGCCATAGCCTCGTACACACCGTCGTCAAGAGGAGAGATGCGAGCTTCGATAAGCGTGCGCATCTTCAACTGCTGGGACCAGCTGTCCCCCGAGAGGGGAACAGCCAGTACACCAGCAGCGAAGTCTACGCCTGCGCCATACTCACCGACCGTCTGTTGTACATCCCAGTCGATCGGGTCCGTGACATCGTCACGGAATGAGGTGATGGCACCGACTAGCGGCTTTACCGGGTCACCGTCGATAACGAAGTCTTCACTCATTACAGTGAAGCCGTCGTGCTCAACGAGCCGAGCTGGATCACGTTGATGATCTCGTCAGCAAGCTTACCGAAGATAAGCTTGGCAGCGCGCTCGGTAGTGAATGCCGGACTCTGACGAAGAGTCTGGAACTCCTTCCAAGCACGCAGCGACGCACGCTCTCCAGGCTTACCTGCTACAATAGCAGCGGCAAGCATGCGCAACTCTGGTGGCAATGCAGCAACCAACGCAGCCGGGTGGGCAGCGTCGATCTTGATTGCAACCGGGAAACGGTCACGCAGTGGAGCAGCGATCATGTTCGGGTCCTCGAAGTTGGTGGTCATGATGGCCGAGAAGTTCTCAGACGGACGAATTACTTCGTCAGTGTAAGGGTTCTTCCAGACCGCAGACTCCGCACTGTCAAGGAACGCCATCAGCGTTGACTCAACGTCACCGGAAGCACGGTTGATCTCGTCAATAACTGCACGAGCACCGGACTTCCATGCGCGAACCAAAGCGCCTTCGACGTATCCAAAGCCGCCGGTGGGCGTGGGCAACATAGCACCCACGATGTCACCAGTCGTCATGTCCTCGGAGCAGATGAGGCGCTCAGACCCAGTGTCAGTGACACCGAGCGTGAGAGCTGAGTAGGTCTTGCCGGTCCCGGGGGGGCCGTACAAGATGACCTTCTTCACACCTGCAGCGATGACATCCTCCAGGTCAATGAAGCACTGGGGGACGGGAATGCCTTCGTAAAAAGCTTCGCTCATAATAGGTTTCCTTCTAGTTACGGTGCTTGGTGACACCGGGTACACACCGGGGTGGTGTGTTACCGTACTGCAGGGAGGGATCGAACCTCCACCCCTACACCATGGGTGTAGTGCTCTGCCATTGAGCTACTGCAGAACCAAATTAAGCGTTGGTGCGCTTGGCCTGAACTGTAACCGTGCGGCTGGCAAGGTTACGCTTGGTGATCAGGCCTTTGTAGCCACGACGGATGGCCTTCTTGCGAAGGTACGAAGTGAACACGTTGAAGCTCACGCGGTTGAAAGGCATGATGCTGTTCAACTCAGCGAACGTGAACGTGTTCTCTTCACCGTCGAGTGCCAGGTCAACGAACATCTGAACCTGAGGATCCTGCCAGTCCACAACGAATGTGGGCTTGCTACGCGTCTGCTTGCGCTTGGTGTAGCTGCGAGTTACCTTTGGCTTAACGATGGTAGCGACAGGTGCAGTTGTCTCTTCGACCTCTGCCTCTGCTTCCACCGTGTTCGTCACACCGTACTTGTTCTCGATGAACTCGGAGACGTCAGCCAACTGTTGAACAGTCGGGTGACTTCCGGTTGCGTCGAGGAACAATTCATCCAGGCTTACGCCTGCGATTGAACGGATGATCTGACTCATCTTGACGTGGTCCATTGTGATTCTCCTACTAGTTGTCCCTACTATTTACTACAGAGTAACGGGATAAGATTACTCCGAGAGATACCCAAACCCGTCGTCTGACTTGGATATCTCTCGCAGCAACCGAGTGACAATAACTTATAGTTACTGCCACTCGGTGCCCGTTAATACTTAGAAGGTCTCTTGCAATTCTTCCTGCAAGATGGATTGGATCTTGTACTTGTAAGTACGACGCTCCCAACGATGTGCAAACGACTTCGCTTGCTTGCGCCTCGTTTTGCCCATGCTTAATGAACATCTTGAACAACACCACCAACCTGAAACCGTGTTCAATGGGTCAGGGTGCAAACCTGTCCCACGCTTTTGACGCAAATCCCAATGGTTGTACCAGTTGTAAGCAGGGTTGTCCCACTTACGACTACCGTCTCTGACGTACCCGTCTTGGCTCATCGGTCTAGTAACCGATGCAACCACGACGAGGGGCATGACGCAGAGCTTCCTCTGCCTCCTTACCACGAAGCACCTTGAACTTGCCTGAAGCCTCTCCTTCCAAAAGGAATTGCTTCATTACTTCCGCAAACTCAGGGTCAATTTCTGGCTCTGGTGTGTCTGATGAAATCCACATTGTAGTCTCCTTACTATTTGGGTGAGCCCGTTGGGTCTGGTGGAACTCATACCAGTAATGCATACTACAAATTACAAAAGCCCTGGTCAGCTTCCCATTCAGGGAAGAAACCATTGTTGCGCTTGTAATACCACACAGCAACCTTCGACTGTTCGTCTCCAGATGCTGTTGCAGCTGTAGCTGGTAGCCCAGGTATATACTCCCGTGCATAACCCCAGATGTATGGGGTGAACTGATACCAACCAGCAGCACCACTGTGAATTTCCACAGAGCGCACGTGATTCCTGCTCTCGCGATAGCGTATGCAAGCAAACTTTACTTGCGCTGCCATCGTAAGAGTACTGATTGGGTCAGTAGCATCGGGCCATGTGGCTGTTGGGTCGTATGACTCTGTGTTCCATCGCTGCAACGGAGCTATCAGAACCAGGGGCTGACTGTCAGCATACGATGTCAGTACCGTGCGAGGGATAACCTCAACAGGATACGTCGTCGTAGTGACAGCAGCATGAGCCACCCTTAATGACTGGGGCTGCCCAGACACGTAGGTGAACTCACCTGGTTGCGTGACAACAAATGCTGTCGCAACGAAGGCACCACAGATACACAACTTACGCAGTGTACTCATGTACCTTGCCTTCCTACTAGTTACTGCATTGTACTGCACTTGGATAGTTTAACCACCATCCGTAGTGGGGGATTGGTTATCCCATACCACTCACGAACCAATGTTCCGGCTCGTGAGTGGGCTGCAATCGCCAATCAGTCTTGGTTACCTGATTGAAACCACGTCATGAATTGCTCACCACGTAGTTCAACCTTGGCATCTTCCCAAGCCTTGATCTTGGCAGCAACCTCTTGAGTGCGCTGCTTCACACGGTCGAGGTCGTTGTCAGTAAAGGGGAGGTCTTCTCTCGAGCCTTCGATGGTGTCTTCAAGACCACTCATCATCATGTCGAATGCACCGAAGATGACTACCATGTCAGCATCGGTGATCCCAGCATCGATAAGGCGCTTCGTGTCCAGCTGCATTAGTCTTCCTCCCTCTCCATCTTAGCCCAAGCTTCACGAGCTTCAACCTTGAGGGGGTCAACGTATGGGTCCAGGACCGTGAGTGGCTTCTTCTTCTTTGCAGAAGAGATGTCGACTGGCTCTGGATCAACTGGGTCAGCTTCCTCTTCACCGGGAGTGAAACCGAACGAGTGTTCGATCATCTCTTCGAGAGTGGTTCGTGGCTCGTTCAACTCAACAATGTTAAACTCGGTCGTGCACGTACCATCGTACGCGCTAGCGTAGTGGTAGAACCCGAATCGGTTTTTGCTGTCTGAAACAAGACTCCACTCGAGCGGGGACTCAGGGCTTCGATCTCCAGACCGTGCTATCTCAACTGCTAGGATAGCATCAGACTGAGAGTCGAAGACACCAAAGTCAAACGTTGTCCCTCTGTGATTACCAAGTACCATGAATTTACTCATGCGTTCTCCTTACTAGTTAGGATAGTTTAGCCACCATCTCTAGTGGAGGACCGGATGTCCTAGTAAACTACCGAACCAAACTGCTGCTCGGTAGAATACGTACAACCCCCGGTCACTGACCTACGATACCCCAGCCGTCACCGCGCTCGGGCGACCAGAGTGACTCGCCCTGATTGTACATCAAGTGAGCTAAAGACTTCTCAATCTTACCACTCTCTGTGCCACATGCGTCACGCTGAACAATGTCCAGGTGGGTTTGCTGGTCACGAATGACACGCTTCAACGCCTTGAACTCTGCGATAGCAACGTCCTTGGCATTCTGCACGGGCTTGATGTTGTACAAGGGCCAGTCAATGTACCAGACAGGAATGGAGTAGTCAACCTTCCACGTGCCACCAGTCTGGGCAGCGGACATCTGTATCACGTCGTAGTAGTCCGAAGAGTCTACAACGGCGAGGTGGATGTGGTTGAGCTCCATGAACTCGTACTTGAAGCAGGCGAGGTCTACAACACCGCCTTCCAAGCTATGAATCACGTGCTGGAAACTGATTAATGCACTCATATTAATTCCCTTACTAGTTGTGGGTGGGTAAGTCCCTTGATTGACCCATAGGTAGTCCGGGTAGGAGGAAAAAAATCCCGAACTACCTATGCATCCATCAAAGGTGGTACTCAAGCCCACACAGCGAATGTATTCACTAGTAACTCCTTACTTAGGGTAGGACTTGCCCCTTATAGTTTGTCCCAATAGCACCACCATCCACTCACTAGATGATGATGCTATTGCAACCTACTATACAAGTACAAGTATATTTGTACTGTGGGGAAGTAGCTTGTGTCTAAACACAAGACAATTTTTTATCAGCCCCCCATAGAACATAGGGTACTAGGTACAATGTTCTAATAGAGCATCCTAATGACGCATCGAATACGCACATGCCCCTTAACTGTGAAAGGGTTCCCACACAGGGCAGCTTAGCTTATTAGTATAAGCGGGGCACGTTTGTGTTTTGAATGTAATGAACAACACGGCTTTGACGTAATAACTTATTAACTTATTAGGTTAACAGCCTACACTTAACGTACTCGATACGCCATTACAACGCTCTATTAGAATAGTAACTGGCTTTACGACGTGTCTTGACACAAGCCTTACAGTGACGTCGAGGGGCGCCATCTTTCCCCACTGAACGATACGTATTATCCTCAGTGTATTCATGCCCATTTGGACAATGAGTAACTGAAGCGTGGCGTAGCTTAGTAGCTTCGCTTGCCCGCCCCCTACGAACATTCTCAGCAATAGATACAGCCTCGAGGTGTTCGGGGTTAACACAGTGTCTTACTCTGCACAGATGATCTGTTACTGTGTTGGGTGGGTAAGCCCCATGATATTCTAGATAAGTTATACGGTGGACTAGCTTATCCCGCCAGTAACCATACCCATCCTTATTCAAAGGGCCTACCCACAGCCAACAGCTGTCAGTCTTCTCAACATAGTCATAGAATGTTTTCTTCATGCACTCTATAACAACTGACGCGAAACATTACATCGTCGTGGGAAGTTGTTTCACGTGACACAAAAGCTCACGTGAAACAATTTGTGATTTACAGGACACAACCTCGGGGCCGTGGTCTTTATCACAATCGGGGGCCACACAGATCTTTTGACCTGATTCTAATACTGACATAGTGATTCTCCTAGTTAGGTTGTAAACTGACTGCCATCGTCAGGCCCTAGACATCACTCTAGGACGTCGCCTCCCGGCGATTCGGCGTTGTTTACCGATTCTTGCGTGTCTTGAACTCAATGAAGAGTCCCAAGTCCCGCGTGACCTTCCTCTGCTCCGCCTCGTTGCGGATGACAGTGAAGTGAACCCTTGCGGATTCCTTGGGTGCCTTCTCACCAATGGTGAAGCCAGCGGGGACAAAGTTTGCCTTTGCCATAGTGTTTCCCTCCTCAGGGATTGTTCTGTATACATAGTTTGCATACAGCCTGTACTACAGGGCCCCCCACTTAGGTTATAAGCCTAAGAACATCGACATATGTCTGGGGGTGAGTCAGTTTAAGGTAACCCAGTCCTGACTCAAGACTGGAGCTAACTAAGCGTTAGCAGGCTCGGTTGATGCGACCTCAACCGTGGTGTCGTCCACCAGCTGGTAGTCGGACTCCGCCTTGAACATCTTGAAGACGTTCCAGAAGACGAACTGCTGTGCAGTGTTCGCGTCTCCCATGGCGAAGCCCTTCTTGTACCAGCGCACCTTGACGTCACGGTCCACAGATGCGAGAAGCGCGTTGTAACGCTTCACGATGTTGCGGTCCGTGATGTCGTCGATGCACGAGGTCCACACGCTGGTGTCACCGAGCTCGACGTAGACTTCGTCGTCAGAGCGGTCCAGCATGTAGAACTCACCCGTGGGCTGCTCGTTCGCGTCGACCTTAGCGTAGAGCTTGAAGTCTTCGTGAATGCCTGCACCCAGCAGCTTGGCACCCTTCCAAGGGAATGCCTTGCCGGACGAGAGCACGTTGCGACGCTCGATCTCGAAGTAGTAGCCGAAGACAGAACCGTCCTCTTCCACTTCCTTCTTGAGACCTGAGACGATCTTCACCTGCTGGCGTACCTTGTAGTACGAGCCGAAGAAGATGTCGTCCTGCGTCACGTTGTCGTCAGGCTGAAGCTGCTCAGCCACGGCGATGACGTGCTCGACGTAGTCCAGGTGACCCTCACGTGCAGCGGTGAAGATGTCGAAGGACTTGCCGATGGCGAAGTCCAACGTCTGCTTCATCAGCAGGTTCGCCGCAGCCTGGACCTCATCGAAAGCGATGAGACCGAGTGCGAGGAACTGCGTGACGTCCGCCGACATGAAGTCGTCGTGTCCGTCCTGTCCGGTCGACTTGGACTTGAAGTCGCGCTTGTGCTGCTGCACGACCTCCTTGTCCATGCCGAGGGTGGATGGGACGGTGTTGGTGCTAGGCACCGAGTTGGCATTTTTTGCCATGATGGTTCTCCATCTAGTTGTGTGTCAGTACCGCTGACACGGTCGGTGGCCGTGTTATTGCACAGGAGCAGAACCCCTGTGCAGAGGGACCGAAGTCCTTTGGGTCGCTATGACCGAGGTGCCGGACGGACCGAGCGCGTCCTCTTGTTGCCTGGTGTGTGTAAAACACCATCGTACTGCTGGTGGGAATCGAACCCACGACTACGAACATACGTTCGCTGCTCTACCACTGAGCTACAGCAGAGATTGAACTGCTTACTACTTGGTGATGCTGATACGCTCGATGACGATCTGAGTTGAAATCGTCACGCCAGAGTTTGGTGCCAACTTCCGGTGACGCCATCCGTTGACGGAACCAAAGCGCTCAGATGTGAACTCGAACCCGAAGACCGAGTAGAGCTTGATTGCATCCTCGAGGTACTCGAAGACACGAACCCGTGGCTCTACGAAGTCACCGTCGTAATCCGGACGGTCCTCAACGTTGTACCAGTTCTCGTCGGTAATGTCACCGATGATCGACTCATAGCGCCAAGTAGCCATGTAGACATACTTCATTGTTATCTTTTTCCTTACTAGTTGTGGTGGTGACTGCCATCATCAGGCACTGGGCATCACCCCAGCACTTCCCCTTTCGGGGATTCGGCGTTTGTTACAACTGCACAATCTTGTCGATTGGAGTCGAGTTGATCGTGCCGAAGCGGTTGTTGTCCGTGATGTACTCGATGTGGAGACCGAGACCGAACACAACATCGATGTACGACTGCCAGTCCTCGTTCTCTGGTGCCAGAGCGGTGTCGACGTACTCCCCGTTATCGTACTTGCGCACAGGGGCAGTTGACTTCCGGCACCACATCTGCTCATCTTCATTGATGAGGTAGACGGAACCGCTGATCGTTGTTACTTCCTTCATAGTGTCCTCCTCAGGACTGGTTTAGTTGGGTTGAGCCCGTTGGGTGGGGTGGAGCTCATACCCCTTGTGAACCGAGCTGTTACTGCTCAGCCTGAGCAGCGTTGAGCTCAGCCATAGCAGCGTAGAACTTAGCCCAAGCAGCCTTGACCTCAGGCTTAGACAAAGCAGCGTCGTACTTAGCCAAAGCAGCGTGGTACTCAGCCCAAGCATCGTCGAACTCAGCCTCGGCAGCCTTGAACTCAGCCTGAGCAGCGTAGTACTCAGCCTTAGCAGCGTCACGCTTAGCCCAAGCAGCGTCCTGCTTAGCCTCGTACTTAGCCTCAACAGCCTCGTACGCAGCCAAAGCAGCCTCGTACTCAGCCTTAGCCTCAGCAGTCATGAGCTCAGCCGCAGCAGCGTAGTGCTCAACCAAAGCCTTAGCAGCGTCGATCGTTGTTACTTCCTTCATAGTGTCCTCCTCAGGACTGGTTTAGTTAGCTGACTGCCATCATCAGGCCGTAGGCATCACCCTACGACGACCACAACATCTCCCGACGTGATGATTTCGGCATTGCGTACTACTTCTTGGCTGTGTACAGGACTGCAGCCACGAACACCACGAAGGTGAACGACAACGAGACCGTGAGTACGGTCTGTGCCTGCCCCATGGGTGTGTACCACGAGATCATTGTGTTCACGAACGATACTGCGAACGTGAACGCAAAGCTACCAAGGAGCAGGGAAATCAGCTGAAAACGCTTCATTTTAATCTCTTTCTAATGCATAGGTGTTGGGTTGCTGCGTACGTTCGCGCACTACTGAGTAGTACGTTTGCGCACACAGCTGTACGGTGCTGTAGTTCAGCAACATACAGGTGATTGCTAGGACCATGAGTTCTCAGCCTCACTTGGACATTGTGCCCAAGGACGCAAAGAAGTTCATAATCTTTTGCTAGCGTGTAACTAACACGCAATCCAAGGCGTGAAATAGGATGGTAGGTTTTGCCATTTCCAGAACTAAAGGGTTTTAGAGGAGTGCCTTGAGAGGGGCCTAAAAGGCTCTGTAAGGCTCGCCAATAGGGGTCCCAATGGGAGCGTATAGAAACGCCTTTAAAAAATGGCGGGCAGCCCTATGGGGTATTCGATAGAGCAGGCGTTGAGATCGTACTGGTAAGAATTAAAAATGCCGGAGGCCTTGGCCACGTATGAAATACTAGGTGCACTAAAGTAGATAGAAAAAAAGAGAGAATAATGTAAATACATATAGTTCTTGGTATAGGGGATAGCAATCGTTCTACTATCTACAAAGGGCTACACCATGGCACAATTCAACGACTGGTCAAAGAGCTACCAGAACTCACTTGGCAATGCAAAAATGGCGGCGATTAGAATCGCTGAGAATAGATACCAAACGCGTGATGAATACGAAAAGAACAAGCCTAACGTCCCTAATGCAAGAATGGTTGATGAAGTCCGTAATAACCACAATGACGTTATGGACAGCATTGGGAAGTTCCAGCAAGGCGTTGGCAAAATTAATGAGATGCACCAAGAAGTACTGAAGCGCACACAACCAGGCGTTAACCAAAAGAGCCTTGTGGAACACTATAGTGATCTTATGGAAAAGCATTTCCCCACAGAGCAGACAAGCACAAAGAGCAAGGCTCCTCAGACAAACATTAGCAAAGAAGTAACAAATCCTAACGTTCCTCTTAATTCAAGAGTGAAAATGATGCAAGACCCAGACACTAAGTACGACCCACAAGTCTACAAGCACGTTCGCGATGTGCCACCACTTAAGCCTAAGAGTGCTTCTTTCGCTGAGCGTTACGCCAACGATAACTCAATGGGGGAAAATAAGCCTATGGATGGGCACATCCCAGGCAATTCTCGCTACTGCTACAACTGTGGAAACACCCAAGACATTGTTTGGGACCCAAGTCAAGAATACGGTACTGGATGGATTTGCCGTGGTGGTTGCTAACTAAGAGTCTAAACCCCTTATAACATAAGGGTAAAAGAAAATTCGGAATCGGGTCTAGGGCCGGTGACGCGCGGTGCCTGTTTTAACTTAACTAGGAGTACAACTTATGTTCAACAGCAGAGAAGCTGCAAAACACGATAAGCAATTCAAGACTGGCGGACCTGCCAACGCTATGACGCTTATCTTCCAAGAGGGTACTGGCTACGCCACCCACAAGGAAGACCCTGAGTACTATCATGTGCCTCATGCTGCTGAGAAAGCCGCTAATCACTACATAGGTAGCCTTGGTGAGGGCGAAGAGCCCAATCCTGACGCAGTGCGTTTGTTTGGCTTGAAGCAAAGCAAAAAGGGCGACTGGTATCACAGTCGCGCTCACTCGCAGCTTGCCAACGTTAAAACCGCAAGTGACTACATGACCGTTGCTGTTCGCAACAAGACCACTGGTAAGCCTTACAAGCTCGAGCAGGGTATCCATCAACCTACTATGATGATTGCTCCCAGCGAAGAGGGCCACCTGGATGATCGTGCTTTCCGTGCCGGTGAACACGTGAATGCAAAGACTGGTGAGCGTTTGATGGTCCACCCACTCTCAGCTTTGGGCCAATCGCACATTGAAACGATCATGGCATTCAACGAGGGTAAGCGTAATGGCATCAAGGACCCTAAGTTCTACCGAGATGCCATGAAAACTGTCAGTGATCACACCCATGGTGACCTTGCAGTGCACCACGCATTCAACCACACCATCAATAACATGTGCAATACGCACGATGCTATCGATCCTGTTGAGCAAAATGTCATCGATCAGGGTAAAACTGCCCGTTTTGTTAAGTGTTTCTGCCCATACTGCGTTGTAAATGACAGTACTCACCCCACAAACCAGCTTTGGGACATGCAACACCACGAAGAAGCAGCCAAAAGAACTCAAGATCCCAAGATTAGAGCCGCTTATTTCGCTGGTTTCCCCGTTTCTAAGGAAGCTGGAGAGTTTGGTAAGGTCGGAAGACGTTCACACCACCGTGTTTTGTATGGTACGAAGGCTGAACAGACCATTATCAACCACCATGTCAACTTTAGACAGGACGAAGACAACCATGCAGCTGTAGTTGCACCAAGAGTACGTCATCGTGCGAGAGGTGGAGAGGGTGTTTCTCACCTTTACAGTCCTTCAACAGCTATAAATAGAGCTGTTCACGCTGATGATAGCTACTCTGGCGAATAAATTTTAAAGTTTTATCTTAAAATCTATTGACAAAATTTAAAAAATCCTCTTATATATATAACTAAGGAAAACATGTCAAACAACTGTGACTGTGAAACTTGCAAGAACATAGCAAAGTACAGTGATACTACAGAGAAAAGTGCATATGTCTCCCGGTTTAAGGAGAGTATTGCCCAGATTTCCTCTCTTTCAGATGATTTCTCCATCGATAAGCCAAAAGATGACGATGAAGACCACACTTATCGTATTAACGTAAGTGAATACTGTCAGCATGACGGTGTTTTTGTAGAATATTCAAGAGAAATCACCTTTTCTGCTTTCCAGATGATCATGGAAGAGCTTTTTTCGTCAGATGAAGACGATTTTGACCTAGATAACGACGAATATGAAGATGATATACGCGTTTTTGGCAGTTTAGACGAAGTTATTGACTACCTTCAGCAAGATAGAAGGGAAAAAGACTAATGACCGTCGAAGAACACGACCAGAACATCACTCATCATTACACCGTTCACTATCCACCTCACCCAGAGCGTGAAGATGACCCACATTACGTCGATTTTCACCATTTCCGTGAGAAAACGAAGGCAACAGCTAAATGTGCTATCGGTGAACACCGCAATGACTTCAGTGAGTGCGACTCTGAGCACCCTTTGGAGCTTCACCACACTCATATTGAGTTCTCATTGCAGAATGGCGTCGATCTTAAGTGGCTCGAAGTCGATTACCCCGGCGTTAGCGACCCAGACACCGTTGGTGCATGGGTAGAGAGCGCAACAAACCTGGAATGGCTATGCCTTTTCCACCACAGAGGTCATGGTGGCAAACACGTCACAGCTTACAGTGACTTTGAGGCAGCAAAATACGTGAGAGGACTCATCAAATGAGTAATTGGTCTAAAAGATACGCAGCAGAAAGCTGTTCATGCCATGGCTGGCCTAAACTGCAATGCCCTAACACTACTGAAGCAGAAAAACACATTATTTCTGAACTGAGTAGACAAGAAGGGCCATCTATTGGACAAGAACACTCACGCAGTAAAGAAGTAGCCGATTGGATCCTTGGAGAAGATTAATGAATTGGAAAAGAAGATACGCAGCTGAAGATACCTTTGGTTATGGTGATCCACACTACTTTGAGAAGCTGATTGATCACGCCAACTCAGGCAACCCCAAGCTTATTCAAAAGAAGCATGTTGATGATGCTAGGCGACACGGTATTACCGAAGACGAAATGATGCATGCCTATACCCAGGGTCACAATATCAGTTTATATGTTAGTGCACGTGCACGCAATGATCCATGGCTTGGTGGCCCAGAAGCTTTAGAGCCCAGACTGCTAGCTACACATGATGAAGCGATTGACGCTCTCAACAAAAATGTTATTCCCAATCACTATAGCTTGCTTAGATCAGTTGGAGAAACAATAGTCAATGGACGTCATAACCCCAACCCAACACCGCTGAGCCACGATGCTGCTGTAGCAAAATCAGGCAAGATGACTCCGTCAGAACGACAGAAATACTTCTAATGTCTTGGTCAGAACGTTACGCTGCTCGTCCTGACCAATGTCAGCTCTGTGGTGCATCAGATGATGGCACCCACACAATCGTTAGCAGCGGTAGGTGCAAAGACACTACCGATTGCGAGAACACGCAGAAGTACTTAGCAGAGAACCCACAGCCAGAGCCTCCTAAGAAAACTAGGAAAGCACCTTACGTAGACCGCAAGGGTATGGCTGCATGTGCTCATGGCGACTGCCAAGGTAAGAAGTACGAAGCAAAATACATGCATTGGTCTGATTCTTCAGTGCCAAGGCCATATTGCAACACTCACTCGTTCCTTGCAGGCAAAACTGGTTTGACTTTTAGTCAATGGAAAGATGTTTATGGGAGATAATAATGACTGATCGTATTGTTGGTAAATTAGGTAAGCTAGATCCTAAGCGCCCTGCTGGGTTGCACATGCTTGCTTTCTATCAGGGCAACCCGTTGCCAGCTGCACCAGAGAGCGTAGCAGTGCCAAACGTAGATAATTGGGGAATGTTAGGAAATGATAAATATGGGGATTGTACTTTTGCTGGTATTGTTCACGCCAGAATGGCTAACGCTGCTTTCTTACAACTTACAGAAGGATTCCCTTCTGACACCGAAGTCGAGCAAAGTTATCTCAATTATACGAATGGACAAGATGCTGGAGCGGTCGAGGCGGACCTACTAAAGTACTGGCAGACCAACGGCTTGTTCAACACAAAGCTTGCTGCGTTCGCCCCTACTGACCATGCTGACCTTGATGAGCTCCGTAGCGTAATTGCCTCATATGGGCTTGTATACATTGGTGTAAAGCTCCCAGTCACCTTCCAGCAGCAATTCCTTGACAACCAGCCATGGGACCTTACAGGCACTCCTGCTGACAATCAGATCGAAGGTGGCCACTGTGTCATCCTCGTAGGTTACGACAAGGACTACGCTGAATGTATTACCTGGGGTAAAGTGCAGAAGGTAACGTGGAGATGGCTGCAAAGCTACATGGAAGAGAGCTGGGCTCTCATCACTCCAGAGATTGTTGAAAAGGGTCAATATGGCGATATGCGCCTTGAAGACCTCACTACTGACCTAGGAAAACTATAATGGCTACTATCCCACCAAGACTTAATGAGATCCTTGAAGAACAAGGTGACAAGGTTCGAATTGTTGCTAACGTTGGCCCAATGCAATACAAGACTGGTGGCACGTTCTCTGGTCTTCTTGTTGAAGCAATGGTTGGAGACGAAAGAATCGGTTATTTCACTGCTGAAAAGCAAGCTAGTGGCAACTACATCATGGATGGTGTTTACGTCGAGCCAGAATACCGAAACCAAGGCATTGCAACAGAAATGCTGCGCAAAGCGCACGCAACTGTTAACGTTATTCCTTATGCATTGACAGATAACCAAGTTTACCAGTCAGAAGCTGGTAAGGGGTTCGCTGCTAAGGAACTTCGCATGGTCACAGCAAGCACAATTGTGACTGCTGGTCCTCTTCTTGCTATCCCAGAGCTTCTTGGTGCTGGAGAAGCAGTCGCTGGCGCTGGAGAGGCCGCTGCAGGTGCAGAAGGTGGTGGCCTTAGCGATGCATTGAAGAACTTGCCTAGTAGCAACTCAAGCGGTAATGAAAATGGCGACAATAGCAATGATATCAACAATACGCCAGATTCTGGTGGTGGACAGAGCTTTGCAAGCCCTGCTAACCCCGTAGTTGGTAGCATCATGCCTCTCGAGACTCACCCATTGGCTCCTACTAAGCCAATCACAGTTCCACCTTTCACTGTTCCTGGTAAGCCATCAAAGACTCCTCCTAGCACACCACAACCATCTCCCACAACTTGGCAGCCAGCTCCTAAAACAATTGGTGATAAAACAGAAGCTATGCCAGAACCTTCTCTTGAAGAAGAAACTTCTACTAAGAGTGAGCAAGAGACTAGTAACCCACCACAACAGAAAACTAAGCTTGAAACTGGTCAAGAACCAATGCCTACAAAGCAAACGCCAGAAAAAGGGTCATCTGGTCCTGGAGCAGGAATTAACCTTGAGCTTAATTTCCCACAAACTATATCTAACTTCCCAACGCCAGCTCGACCAATCACTGGTAGCAGCAATAGATTAATTGATTTGTTGAATGAAGATCGTTTCAATTCAACTAACAATGACAAACCAACCAGCTGGGAATAAGAGTTAAAATAGCCCCCAAGGCGCACTAGTCATTGATGAGATACGCTACGCAGGATAACGGTAATTACGGAGACGATGCTTCGCTACGAGGCATTGAAGACGCTACCGAAGAAGACGATGCAGGGTTTGGCCTTCCAGGACAAAGCCAAGTCGGTACTGTTGGCCACTTTAGATTTGCAGACATTGGTAACGAAGACGAAAACTCTACGAGATTGACTGCTTTGGGCGATGAGCCTAAGGATACAATTGATCTCGAGGGGCAACCACCAGTTGTAAGCAATGAAGGGCTTTCTAGCGTATCTCCAGGATCGCTATCAACAATTATTGGAGCAAACATGAGCATGAATGCAAGAATTGCATACGTGATGGAGAATGGTGAGCCATTCTGTAATCACTGCGAAAAGACATACTTCCCAGGAACACGCATTGCATGCACAAATTGTGGTTGCAACCAGCCTGCTAATGACCACGGCATTGGCGAAAATAACTTCTCGGGTGAGAGCCTTACAACAGTAGAAGGCCCTACTGCTGGCGACCTTGATGCTGGGCGTGACATCGTTAAGGAAGAAGCCAAGATGGGTGCCGCTGGTGCTTTCTACGCTATGTTCAAAGAAGCTAACGACAGTGAGCTTTACTACCAAGGCTACGGCGATGCACAAGCCGGTAAGCCAATGGACGAGGATCTTGCCCTCTTGAGCAAGGACTACTACAACGGTTACACACAATACAAGTTCTACAACAAGACCCCTCAGCAGAGCGAAGGTCAAAGCTTGTATGACATTAAACCAAATAGCAACTTAATTCCTCGTTCACACGATATGACACCTGGCGAAGCTGATCGTGGTCCTCTTGAGCTGACTGATGGTTTTGGTCACGCCACTGCATCCAAGCAAGCCGGTATGTATGATGCTGCACACATGTTCATGGATCGTAAAGACTCCCAAAAGGATGATACCAATAACTATCATGCAACTTTGCGTGATAATCACCTCAATGCTGCTAACAAGTTGCAGGGTAACACTCCATGGACAGGAAGAACAAACTCCGATGGTTCTCCAGAGTTTCATGGTGCTGATACTTTCCATGGTAACAACCCTGATCACAGAGAAGCTTACTTCGCACACATGGATGCAGCAGAAGCACATGGAAAAGCTATAGCGACTCCTGGAACTGGCATGAACTACAACAAAGCTAAAAACAATGCAGATGTTGCTTCTAGAGCAGCTTGGGCAAAAGACCCAACGAACCCACCTGCTGCAAGAACTTCATCTATCGGTCTCCCCGTTGATGTTCTCGAAAAGTTCTTTAGGTTCTAATATGGAAAAATGTTTTATATGCAGAAAGGGTGAGCTTGTTAGAACATCTAGCAAGGCTGGCCCAGAAATCTATTGCAATGGTTGCCGCCGCGTAATTCTTAGCTCATATCTTGGTTTTAGCATCACTGCTGCCAATATTAAGAACGAGCTGAGAGAATGCACTATTGAAACTGCAGAAGGCACTAAGCCTGGCTGGAAGGGTCCTGGAGACAGAGCCAAGTGTCACCCATACGAGCCTGGTCAAAAGGAAAGTGAAGAAGATGCACTTGATAAGGCAGCTGATTCAGTTTACTCTTGGAGACACCGCAAGGGTGCATCAAAGATCGTTAACGCACTTGCTTATTTTGAAGGTGCTCCCGATCTGATTGTCCCACAGGCAGCAAGCTCACAGAACTTTGCCAACAACGGTCCTAACCCAGCTCCTCCTTCGGGAAAATCACAAGATTTTTCTGCCACTAACCAAAGTCCTATTGGCCAAGCTACTGCTCCCAATGACCTTCAACCCGGTGAGCTGAATGGTGCTAACCCATTGAATAGTGGTACTACTGCTAGCAAGAAGCTAGCCGAGTTGCTTTCAGAAGAGTTGGGCCCTAGTTTTTGCACAGAACATATGACACACGATGAATGTAATCATAGCCGTAACGCGCAATAGTGTTTGAGGAAAAAGAAAGATTCCATTATGAACTACGAAAATATTGAGATTGAAGCCAAGACCGCAGCTGCTGATGCACGCTGGTTTAATGGTACCTCAGAGAGCATCTTGACACGTCTTGACAGGCTGCAGGACATTCTGGACAAGACTCGTATGGCTGCTAGCAACCCTAACGTTGGTCAAAGAGAGATCGAGCGCTATGCTAACATCATCACCGAGCTTGGTGCTGAGAAGGAATCGCTCGAGAAGCTGGCTTCAGAGTACGTTGACTTTGACACTGAGGACTACCTCAATAGCTTGCCTGGTGGCACAATTGCTAAGGAATATCGCGTTAGCAGTGCTGGCACAAGTGACCTTGGCGAAGACGATGGCAGCCTTTTGTACCGTACAGCTGCTGGCATTGAGAACGAGTTTGAGTCAGCTGACTGGATCAACTTCGTTACCGCTGGTGCTGAGGTTTGGGTCGAAGACCAACACAACCGCCTTCTGGGCAGCCAGCTTGACACACGTGAAGCTGCTGTTTACTACGTAGAGCGTAAGACGCTTCCTATCCTTGACACTGTAAAGCGTGCATCTATCATTGAAAACTTTGTTGACAATGTAGAGATTTGCCGTCGTGCTAAGAACGAGGGTGCAGGCTTCCGCAGCATCAAGAGTGCTAGCGCAAACAAGCTGTCTGCTCGCCTTGTTGAGCAATCAATTGATGAGTCGTTCGGAGATGGCCTTAACTGGCTGTAACAATGGACAATTGGAATGGCTTTAGAGTCGTCAGTGCAACAGAAGTAGAAGACGACACTAGAAACCCAGAATATGAAGAAGATGTTAGTGATTTGGTCACTGCTCTGAAAAGAATGCTTGCTGAAGCATACGTTCTCTATCACACTATTCATGGTTTCCACTGGAATGTTGTTGGTAATGACTTCTATCAATATCACAAGTTCTTTGATGAGATCGTAGATGATATCTACGAAAACATTGACCCAATTGCAGAAAACATCAGAAAGCTTGATGCTAAAGCTCCTTTTGTAATGAGCCAATTGTCTGGACTTAGTAGAATTAAAGAAGTAGGTTCTAACGATGATGATGCACGTAATCTTGCTAAGCAATTCTTAGATATGAATAACGAATACATTGATCACATTAAAAAGGTCTTTGTTCTTGCTGACAAAGATAACGAGCAAGGTATTGCAAACTTCATTGCTGAACGCATTGATCAACACCAAAAGTGGAGTTGGTTCTTGAAGGCGTCTACCGAGGCATAATGGATTCTGTAACAGAGAACATTGGCAACGTAGTCGCTTTGATGACAGCAATCATCAGCGGCCAAGAGGAACTAGCTTATGAAATGGTCCTCGAGAGTGATCCCATCCAACTCTTCAGCTCACTTGCTGGTGTTATGATGGTGTTTATCAATAAACTATCAAGCGTAAATGGGATCACCCCAGAAGAGTGCCTAAAGAACTTGGCACTTGTAGCTTACAAAGCTAACTAAATATGGCATTAGAATTACCTGAAGGTATTACGTACAACGATAATATTTCTAACGAAATAGAACTAGAATTTGTAAACGAAGTTGTAAATGATACAAAATGTAACGTATGTGACTTGCATTTTCAAGCTTCACTCGTTACAATTAATAACAAGCACGAAGGTATCGTAAAAACGTTACCTAGTGAAATTATCCTGTGGAAGAACGTTTTGCCAAAGGATCGCGTTAGATGCATAAAAATGATCAACGAGACTCTCATTGCAAAACTTGATAAACACAAGGAAAGGCATAGCAATGATTAGATACAGCAACAAGCCAGATAAGAATGCCCGCGTCATCACAGATAGCCCTACTTCAACAATTAAGACAACTAAGGACGTAGCTGGTCTTAATGATGAAGATAAGCCTAGCGAGAACTATAGAGACTTGCAGGATCTTGATGCAGAGGACCAGAACTAAGGAATAGTGTGACGAATAGCTCTGTCGAGAAAGACCCAGCAACACACATCGTTATCCCGGACACCCAAGCTAAAGATGGGGTCCCAACCGACCACCTCACTTGGATCGGTAACTATATTGTAGAAGAGTTCCACAACCAAGATGTGAAGATCATTCACCTTGGTGACCACGCTGATATGCCAGCCCTTTCAATGTACGATAAGGGTAAGAAGAGCATGGAGGGTCGTCGTGTCAAAGCAGACATTGAAGCTGCCAATGAACACTGGCACATCCTAAACCAGCCTCTTTATGACTATAACGAAAACAAGCGTAAGTCTAAGCATGCTATCTGGAACCCAGAGCGTCACATTCTTCTTGGTAACCACGAAGATCGTATCAACCGTGCAACAGAGATGGATGCACAGATTGATGGCCTATTTAGCACAGATGACCTTGACTATGCCCGTAGCGGTTGGAGAGTTAGCCCATTCAAGCACATTCTTTGGCTTGATGGTGTAGCTTACAGTCACTTCTTTTATAACCCTATGACGGGAAACCCCTATGGTGGTACGATTGATGCTCGTCTGAAGAATATCGGCCACTCATTTACTATGGGTCACCAACAAACGTTCCTTTATGGCATGCGTTACGTAAATGGTGGAAGAGATGAGAATGATGCGTTCTCACAGCATGGCCTTGTAGCCGGTGCTTGTTACCTGCACGATGAAAACTACAAGGGACCACAAGGCAATGCTCACTTTAGAGGTATTGTCGTTAAGCATGGTGTCCAAAACGGTAGTTATGACATCCAGCAGATTTCACTTGACTCTTTGTGCCGTAGATATGAGGGAATGAGCCTCGAACGGTTTAAAAAGCTCAAGTATCCGCGTATGTAGTATATGGCATCTGCAAATACTCCTCAGCGCAAGAACTTTCGCTGCGTCTTTAACCGTTATGTCTCAGAATATAACAAGGACGCAGTCGTTCGTTCAATCATGTCGCAGTTCGAAGGATACTTTGCTGATCCTGAAGTTACTTTGATGGATGATGGGTTTATCCTATCTCTTCAACTTGGTGATAACCTTTCAGCTACGATGGCAAGAGACAAGATTCTCTGGAACCAGTTCGTAGAGAGCGTAACTGCTGCTGATGCCATCCGTAAGATACAAATCATCCGTTTACCTAAGGCTGGCAAAGAGAATGAGGGCACCGTAGGCGCCTGGGGGCCACACGGCAGTGATTCTGGTGTTGATGAGAAGCTTAACGTACCACTAGACCACGATCCACAATACACGATCGGTCCTAATGAAGACGGATCGCTTGGTTGGCATGCTAGCGTACACTACGCTGACCCAACCAGTGAAATCTTGCCAACTGTCTATGGTCCAGGTGCTGAAGAAAGCCAACCTGTTGACGAAGACACCCCAAGTGACATTACTGACATGGATAGTGATGGAGCTACCCCTCTAGACGGTGGTGCACCAGCTAAGAATCACCCAAAACTGTTTATGGGTTTCAAGATCGTTGCTATTGACAGCGATACTGGTGGTGCTTTCACTCTTAACCGACCAAACGAGTTCCAGAGTGTCAATGATGCTCCTCGAGACGGTGGGCTTCACCAAGAAGCCACTCCAGCTACTGGTATTGGTGGTGGAGCTCCAATTAGTGGTGCTAGCTGGTACGTAACGCAACCTGGGAACGAACAAGGTACAGATTTGGGTACTGAGCGAGTCAAAAGCGATGCTTCAGCTGCTCCATTCGGGAACATTGCCGTTGGTAGCAGAACTGTAGATGAGCCAATCGAAGAAGACGTTGAAAGTGCTGTTGACCTGCCACAAGCACGTGGTGGTGGTCAGTCTGTGCCAGATGGTGGTGCAGTAGAGGGCTGGTTCGCCAGTAATCACTTTGGTTTGAATGAAACATATGGATATGAAGGTGATGTAGATGACTACGACATATAAGGTATATGCCGCAGGACAAGACCCAACAAAGTATGTACCAGGTGACTTCATCCTGGTTTCATCTAAGGGCATTCTAGCTAAGTTCATTCGTTTTGGTCAATTCATCCGTTACCACGGAAAGATGAAGCCTTTTGCTCATTGGAACCATGCAGCTATGATCATCGATGAAGGTGGAACCATCGTTGAGGCTGTTGGCCGTGGTGTTATCGTAAGCAACATTAGTGAATACAAAGACGTAGAGTATTACTACGTTACAACAAAGCTTAACAAGCAAAGCCGTGATCAAACGGTTTCTGCTTGCAAGAGCTTCATTAAGGATAAGTATGGTTTCCTAACCATCTTGAGTATTGCCTTGGAGTTGCTGACTGGTATTAAGATGCAGTTCACAAATAGCAACACCATGATTTGTAGTGCCGTAGTAGCACAATCCTTGTGGGCAGGCGGCATTGTATTCGACCGCAACCCTTACCAAATGATGCCAGCTGATCTTGCTGCTTCTTTCAATATTTTGACAGAATTGCCAAATAATTGATAATAGCTTGATTTATGCAAATATTGCATATATCATAAAGTTATGAAAAAAGCAGTCATTACAATCAGTTATGACCCTCGTGACGCTCAGAGCGATGAGCTTGCAAGCCAAGAAATCAGTGAAACAATGGCTGGTCTTTTGAATAGCTTGCGAACCCAAGTTAATGGCGTACAGGTGTCGGTGAAGTTCCAAAACAACAAGGAGAATAAATAATGTCAGATCCAATTAACACAACAACAACTAGAGCTATAGGCCGTGCCTTTGTTGCTGCTATCGTTGGTGCTCTTATCGCTTGGGGTGCAACCAAGTGGGGTAAGTTCAACACCGGTACGTTCGCTGCGTTGACACCTGTCGCTTCTGGCCTGTACTACACGGCTATCACTGCCTTGGAGAAGAAGTACCCCAATCTTGGTTGGTTGCTTGGTACCCTTCCTCAGCCTAAGACTGCTGCTGTTGTCGTAGAACCTACGCCAGCACCCGTTGCTAAGAAGGCTCCTGCTGTCAAGAAGGCTACGCCTAAGAAGTAACGCAGTTTAGGCCTTGTAGCTCAGTTGGTTAGAGCACCACCCTGTCACGGTGGGGGTCGTGGGTTCGAGTCCCATCAAGGTCGCTATGAATAAATCAATTAACTTAGATATGTTAATGACTAACGACCTTTACTTCCATTGTGATAAAGGCCATGGTGATTGCATTGTTGCATTGCATGTTTTGAAGAAGTTGTGTGAAAACAACAAACAAATTAAATGCAACATCTTAATTCCTGCTCAGTATCGTTCTCAACTTGTTGAGCTGATCCAAGATACAAACGTAAGCTTTATTGATGCACCACACCCACGTTATTCAATTGACTTGTGGTGCCACGCTTTGCTTGGCGATAGCATTTATGATCCTATCCACTACTCGAAGCAGGACAACACCCTTAGCAGCTACTCAATGTGGGTATATGAAATGGGTAACTACCTGCACCAGTACAACTTGCCTCACCTAAACAAGCCATTCAACTCTATTGATGATGTTGTACTTGATGAAGAGTGCTTTGCCGAGGATGTACTCGATGGCGAAGAGTTTGACTGCCTAGTAATTAATGGATACCCTGTTAGCCCAGTCCTTCTTATGTCTAGAGAAGAACAAGACAAGAACTTTGCTGCATTGCTGCAATACTTGACCGATGAGGGTAAGAAAGTCATTACTACTGTCAAGGTGGAAGGCTACCGCAGCACTCAAGATCACAATTTGACTTTGGTTGATATTGGTAAGCTAGCTAAGCGTTGTAAGGCAGTTGTTGGCGTACCAAATGCACCTTTCATTGCTGCTGTTAACAAGTGGAGCATGGAAACGGTTGGTGAGTTCATCTCTCTGCTTGACCGAGTTAATACAAATGTTCCTTACCGTGATATGGCTAGAACATTTGACATCAATAAGAAGTTCAGCACCGTCAAGTCATTGTACGAGTTGATCTAATGAAGGCTGCCGTTCTCAAAGAGCTCAACGCTCCTCTTTCTATTGAAGATGTTGGCCTTACTGAGCTCCAAGTGGGTCAAGTACAGGTTCGTGTCCTTGTCAGCGGTATCTGTGGCTCACAACTACACGAGATCAATGGCAACAAGGGTAATGGCAAGTTCCTTCCTCACCTTATGGGTCATGAGGGTTGTGGCATTGTAGAAGACATTGGCCCTGGAGTAACCACTGTTAAAGTAGGTGACAAGGTTGTTATGCACTGGCGACCAGGTACTGGTATCGATGCTGCGTTTCCTCAGTACACCCTTGGTGACAAGACTTTTAGTAGTGGCAAGGTAAATACTCTTGCTCAGTGGGCTATCGTGTCAGAGAACCGACTCACTACAGTCCCTTCAGAGACCCCTAATGACCTCGCTGCGCTCCTTGGATGCAGTTTGACTACCGCACTAGGTATTATCGACAATGAGTGCGATTTTAAGTTTGGTGAAAGCGTTGCAGTTGTCGGTACGGGTGGTGTAGGGCTTAACCTCATCCAAGGTGCAGCTATGCGTAGCCTTAGCCCAATTGTTGCTATTGACAACAATGAAAGCAAGCGCGACCTTTCATTCATGGCTGGTGCTGACTTCTTTTACAACACTTCAGAAACAGAGTTTGAAGGTAAAGTAGACGTTGTTATTGATACGACTGGAAACGTCGATGTTATTAAGAAGAGCTTTGGCTATCTATCTAACAATGGCCGAATGATTCTTGTGGGTCAACCCAAGCCAGGAACGTCACTTGAAATCGTCAATGCACTCAGCTTCTTTAATGGTAATGGTCTTAGTATCAAGGCTACCCAGGGTGGCAAGACAGATCCTTCTAACGATATCTTGCGTTATGTTAAGCTCGAGAAGGCTGGGAAGCTTTATATTGATGAGTTCATTACTCACAGATATAAACTTGACGAAGTAAATGAAGCATTTGATACACTTAGAAGCGGCATTGCCGGTAGAATAATGATTGAGATGGAATAATGGCAGATAGAAGCACAGAAGCAATGACATTGATGTTCTCTAAATATAAGAGAAATAATATCTTTGTAGAAACTGGTACACAACATGGCTATACAGTAGAAATAGCACTTGGTCTTGGTTATGAAAAGGTTATAACTGTTGAGTTCAATAAATCTTTCTACGATAATTGTTGTAGCAAGTTTGATAATGACAACAGAGTAGTGTTATTTCTAGGCGACTCAAAAGAAAAATTATCAGAGATGATTGAGCCTTATGATGTCCCGCTAGATTTCTGGCTCGATGCTCACAGCGCAAGCGGTGACCCGAATGTAGAACACCCAGCAGTTCCTTTGATGGATGAGTTAAACGTAATCTTTGCTCGCCCTCGCAAAGCTCACACTATTCTGATTGATGATATTGATCTGCTTGGTGATTCTTCTAGTGGTATGGCTCTTGATTTTGGTGATGAAGAAACTACAAAGCAAAAATTAATTAACTATATTAAAGAGTATGACAACGCATGTGAGTTTGATTACGATGAAGATAAAAAAATTCTAATTTGCAATCTATCTGGAAAGGCCAATTAATGTTAAACGAAAGATCAAAGCAAGTACGCAGAGATGCTATTGAGATTAGCAAAGCTAATGGTGGTTATCATTATGGCGGTAGCTTTAGTTGTACTGAAATTCTGATCAATCTTTTTGATAAAATCATGGGAAAGAATGACCGTTTTGTTTTGAGCAAGGGGCACAGCTGCTGGTCATACTATGTGCTTTTGCGTGAACAAGGTTATAACCCCACCCTTGAAGGTCACCCTCATTATGAGCCTGAGAATGGCATTTATTGCACCGCAGGTAGCATGGGACATGGTTTCCCAGTGTCTATGGGGATGGCTCTTGCTCGTAAGCTCAACAACTCAAATGAAAAAGTGTTTGTTCTTATGGGTGATGGCGAATGCCAAGAAGGCACTACTTGGGAATCAATTCTTATTGCTGCACGCCTAAAGCTCAATAACTTGGTTGTTATCGTAGATAACAATAAGATCCAGGGTTCTGGGTACGTTGACGAAATCATGCCCGTAGACCGTGCTCTTATTGCTGCTGCACAAGCTGCTGGTTGGGAAGTGCATGAAATTGATGGTCACAACGATGATCTTATCAACATCAATTTTGAAGCTGCAGTATCTCCTACTTTGATTGTTGCAAACACAATCAAGGGTAAGGGTGTAAGCTTTATGGAAAACCAACCTAAATGGCACTCAAATTGGCTAGGTGGAGACCTAGAAAAGCAAGCATTGGAGGAACTGGCATGAGAGTAGCATTCGGTAAGACAATCGTTAAGCTCGCTGAAAAAGATGATCGCATCGTATTGATTACAGGCGACGTAGAGCAAGAGATGACTGAGTTCAAAGAAAAGTTTCCTGAACGGTTCTTCAACCTTGGTCTCACTGAGCAATCAATTACTAGCTTGGCTGCTGGTCTTGCTATCGATGGGTTTCGTCCAGTAGTTTATTCAATTACTCCTTTTGTAATCGAACGACCTTATGAGCAAGTCAAAATTGATATTGATGAACAAAACTTGCCTGTTATGTTGGTTGGTTATTCTGATTATCCAACGCATGGTCCTACTCACCGTCCGCTCAACCCTGAACGCTTAGCTACGGTATTCAAAAATGTACAAAGTTACTTTCCTACTAGCCGTGAAGCTACAGAAAAGGCTATGATTGATGCATATTTGATCAAGGCCCCTGCCATGATCTATCTTAAAAAAGATGGCTTACCTATTTTCTAATGACTAAAATTTTAGTAATAGGTGAAAGTTGCATGGACGTATTTGTTTATTGTGATGCAATGCGTCTTGCACCCGATATTCCAGTACCTGTGCTAAACGCCATGCATGAGGTAAAGAATCCTGGTATGGCACTGAACGTGTTAAACAACATCAAAAAGTTTGCGGATGACGTCAACATTAGAACCAACCATAATTGGCGGTCTATTACTAAGACAAGATACGTTCATGAAGCAACTAACCACATGTTTATTAGAGTCGATACAGAGCCAAACTATGGTAGGTTTAAAAACGATATCGATTACAGCGAATATGACATTGTAGTTATTTCTGACTATAACAAAGGTTATCTAACAGAAGACGACATCAAAGATATTTGTAAGTCACACCCACGTGTATTCCTCGATACTAAGAAGAAGCTAGGGAAGTGGGCCAAAAAGGCTTTCATCATTAAGATCAACGATTACGAATACAAGAACTCTGACCCCAAAGTTACAGAATCTTTCAAGAAGAAGATCATCCATACGATGGGTGGAGATGGTTGCGAGTACAACGGTAACCGTTATCACGTTGACAAGGTAGAAGTCAAGGACTCCTCAGGTGCAGGCGATGCTTTCATGGCAGCACTTGTCGTTGAGTATGCTAATTGCGGCAATATCATCAAAAGCATTGAGTATGCTAATAAATGCGCTTCTGAAGTGGTAAAGCATAGAGGGGTTACAACGATATGATCATTTTGACTGGTTCAGAAGGTTTCATTGGTAGAAACTTTAGCAAGGTTCTTTCTAACAAGCCTTTATTGCCTATTGATAAAGAAGATGCTTATCACTTCCTTTATAACTTTAAAGAATGGGATAAAGTTGATCTTATTTTGCACCAGGGTGCTATCTCCAGCACTACTGAAAAGGATGTTAAGAAACTGTATGCCTGGAACGTTGAATACACGATAGACCTCTTTGAGATTGCTATCTCTTTTGGTATCCCTGTTAAGTATGCTTCTTCTGCTTCCGTTTATGGCGATTTGCAGGGTATTCCTAACCCTAAGAACCAATATGCTATGTCAAAGCTGACAGTTGACTACTGGGTGCAAGATAACATGGATAAGTTCTCTCTTATCCAAGGTTTTCGTTACTTCAACGTATATGGTGATTATGAAGGCCGTAAAGGTGACCAGGCAAGCCCTGTTAGCAAGTTCTCAGCCCAAATTAAAGAGACAGGCTCTCTAAAGCTGTTTGAAGGCTCAGAGAACTTCAAGAGAGACTTTGTCTGCGTTGATGACCTTGTTGAAATCGTTCTCAACAACGATAAGCCTTCTGGCATCTATGATCTTGGCACAAGCAACCCAATTAGCTTTAAAGACGTTGCTGAGTCAGTTGCATACCTTTATAACGGTGCTATAGAATATGTACCGTTCCCAGAACACCTGGTTGGCAAGTATCAGACGTATACCTGTGCTAAGCCAGAGTGGGGTGACTACAAATTCAAGACTGTAGACGAGTATCTAAATGGATAAGAAGATCTTTTTAACTGGCACGTTTGATGTCATTCATAAAGGCCATGTAGCACTTCTAAAACATGCCAAATCGCATGGTGACACCCTAACTGTTGCTATCGACACTGATAGGCGTGTAAAAGAGAAGAAAGGCTCTGATCGACCTTTCCATAATCAGTATGATAGACAATTTGTTATTGATGCTTTTAAGTATGTTGATCAAACGCTACTCTTTGACTCAGATGAAGAACTGATCAATATCGTCAAGGCTTTATCCCCAGATATCTGGTTTGCTGGTGCTGACTGGTTCGGCAAGGACTTCCCTGGTAAAGAGTACGCAAAGAAGATTGATTATTTCACTAGACTTGAGCCTTATTCAACCACTAGGATCTTAGAACGATGAGATACGTTGTAGATATTGATGGCACCATCTGCACACTTACTGATGGTAAGTATGAAAATGCACTGCCTGTTCAAGAACGTATTGATCAGATAAACAAGCTTTATTCAGAGGGTCATACAGTCGTTTATTTTACGGCTCGAGGTATGCATAGGACAAATAATGACCCAAAGCTTGTAGAAATACTTTTCCGTGACATTACGGAGCGTCAGCTTAAGCAATGGGGTTGTAAGTACCATCATCTAATCATGGGTAAACCTTCTGCTGATTTTTACATCGATGACAAAGGAATAAACAGTGATGACTTCTTTGAATAAGGAATTTGTAGAAAAGGGCTGGGGTTATGAAGAGATTCTTTGTAACTCTGAGAAGTACTGCGCCAAGATCTTGCACATGAATAAGGGTAAGAAGCTTTCTTACCATTATCACAACATCAAGGACGAAACCTTCTACGTAGAGAACGGTAAGGTCATCGTACTTTACGGTGAGACAGACGATATCGAGCTCGCACAGGAAAAGGTGCTTAATGCGGGAGACCTTTTCCACGTACCTGTCGGTTTACGTCACAGAATCATTGGTCTAGAGAATTCACGCGTATTTGAGTTCTCTACCCAACACTTCGACTATGATAGTATCAGAGTGGTCAAAGGAGACTAGTTTTACAATCCCAGGTAGCTCAGCGGCAGAGCAAGCGACTGTTAATCGCTCGGTCGTAGGTTCGATCCCTACCCTGGGAGCATAAGGAATGATGGCTGAGTGGTCGAAAGCACCGGTTTGCTAAACCGGCGAGGTATCAAAGCCTCCGTAGGTTCGAATCCTACTCATTCCGCTGCATGCCATGCAATAAACATTGAGGGATGGTGTAATGGCAACACGGGAGCCTTTGGAGCTTTTGTTGAAGGTTCGAGTCCTTCTCCCTCAGCAAATCGATGGGTGGCGGAGTGGCCAATCGCGTCTGGCTGTAAACCAGATCCTTCGGGTACGGGAGTTCGAATCTCTCCCCATCGACCATTTAAAACATGCTCTATCTTATAACAGGTATTAGGCATATATTGCCTACTGTCCAGCGTTCCTAAGGGAACAGTATAAGGAGTAACACGATGACCTCGATGTTCGATTACGATGACTCAGTAAATATGGCATTTGATGCCAAGCTTGCTGGTAAGAAGCTTGTCACTGCTAAGCACGAGCTGCTTACCAACACAGGTGATTTCTTGTTCATGGCTCACAGCGATAAGGAGCTTGCTTTCCGCATGCAAATGGTCGAAGAGGACATCGAGCGCACTGCACACCGCAGACTCGCCAACGTCAGTGACTCCAAGGCTAAACTCGTACGCGCTGTACACGAAGAGTGGCAGCTCCGTCACGCATCTTGCCAATTCTGCAAGATTGCTGCTGAAACCACATTTGCTGGTGGTAATGGTGATGACCCCAACAATGCTAATAAGAAGACTCCTCCACAGTACAATCCTAAGTCTGGCCCTAACGATTACCACAAACACTATGAGCCACGTGAGGATGATCGTTGTAAGAAGTGTGGTGCTAGTGGCCTTCACAATTGCATTGGTAGCAGAGTTGACAAGGGCATTGATGACTCCAGGAAGAAGTTTAACAACCCTGAGCCCACTCAAGAGCACGACAAGTTTACGAGCCCTATGAAGCACAATCCTTTTCACAAGAACTACCCAGATCAATACAACAAGTAATATCAACCTTTGTTGAATCGTTAGGTTGATATGGCTAAAACATTTAATTCTAAGTACTCTTCGGGTACGGGTGCCATTAGTAATGGAGACCCTGAGTGGTATTTGAGAAAAGATAACACACAATCAGGGCAAAAAGAACCAGGGCCTAGAAAATATAAGAGAACAGAGCACCCTACTGCTCCTACGTCAGTTTCAACGCCTAAAAAGCTTTATACCAGCGAAGAAGACGCTCTTAAAGACATTTTGAATAAGCAGGGCCAAACGCCTGGCACGATCAAATATTCTCCTGAATCTATTGAGTTCTTGAAAAAAGCAAATATTATTGCATTGCCATCTTTGGGCAAGACAGCCACATTCAAAATGCTTTTCAACGCTTCTAGCGACGATTACGATCCTGATGACTACGAAGGCAAGCAGGAAGAATGGTCTGATGCAACTGAAGACAAAGAGCCAGAACAAGTTGATACAGAACCCAATGATGAAGAGAAAGCTGAAGAAGAACAAGTAGGTAAGTTCACTTACGATCCTGAAACGCTTCCTGGACACCCAGAAGAAGAATCTCCTCACGAAGCTGAAGAAGCTGAAGAAGAAATCCCAGAGAATGTTTCTCACGAAGAAGAACATGAAGGTGATCAGGAAGAAGATAAGGGTATTCCTATCCAGGCATTGCCACCTGTCAATAAGAAGTTCAATAAGACAAAGTCTGCTCCCACTGATGAAACCCCAGAAGAACACGTACCAGAGTTAGAAGACTTTGAAGACGATGACTCAAGCGCGTCTTCTGGAACTTCTAGAGTGCCTGCTAGCAAACCATCACGTAAGACTACCATTGCTATCCCCGAACACGGTGTGCAGGGTCAAGACCGAGTGCTTGCAATGAAGGGTCGTCAAAACATTGAATCTATCAATAAGATGCTTGTAAGACGCGGAGAGCAAGAAGGTACTGGTTACGCAGGTGCCTTCAAAGACACTTTCGACGAAATAAAGCAAATAAGGCAAAAAAGAGAAGAGCAAGCATTGCTTCCTGCGTCTACACCCTCAACGCCTACTAAGCAAGAGTCACACGTCTTTTGTGGTTGTGAAAAAAGAAGAGGCTTTGAAACACCAGAAAACATCTCCAAGATTAAGCAAAGTGATGATTACAAGAGTGGCATCGCTAAAATCAAAACCGCTCCATTTCCAGATAGCTACCCTGGCAATAAATTTGACCGTGTTGACAAATTTATTGCTGAGTCTTACCGCTGCAAGGGAGATCAATAATGGATACGCATGTTAATATGGGAAAGCGTTGCTGCATAGCTGATCTTAGAGATAGCTTAGCTCCAGAACAAGCGAAGAAATATGATTCTCTGGGCCCGTGCGATAGCATCCAGCGTTCTTCTAGGAAAGCTTTGAAAGCTAGAGCAAAAGGTGCTAAGAGCTACGAGCGTGGTGGCGTAGCAGAGAACAAAGATGGTGAATTCATTTACACTCCATCTGGAGTGACACAGGTTCACACATGCGCAAACCATGCTCTTTTTGTTGGTAATGAAATCGTTGAGATGGAACATGCTGTTGCTAACCAGCGTCCATCTGGTCTGAACCCAGGCGAATCTGGTAAGACAGATCAACGCATTGAAAATAGGAACATTAACAAGACTGAGCGTGCTGTAAGTAGCTTGAAGAGCGAAACGAAGAGACGAGTTGTTAGGAACAAAGAACGTTCTAGAACTCGTGGTATACAAGACAGCGATGCTCCAGTTACAACACCAACACCATATCAGACAGTAACTACAGGTGTTACTTATTTATCTGCCGATGATGAAGCACCAAAGCATGATATTAAGATGCCGAAGTCAAAGGTTAAGGGTTATAACTCTGAGGAATCAACGACACCAGTCGATGAAACACCTACGCCAAAGAGAAGAGAGCGTAAGGTTCAAACAGTTCCTGAAGCTACGCCACCAAGTAACCAACCATCTAATACACCAACAGTTAATATACCTGGGGCAAAGGTACAAAGAATGTTCGATGTTAATGACCTCGAGGAAGACGAAAGTTAATAATGAATAAGTTTGTTTTTAATAAGAACATAGAATACGTTAAGACTTCCGCCAGTAACGATGATCGCATCTTTGTAAACAAGAAGCAGAGAGAATATCAAAAGGCTGAGAGTGAAGCAAGAAAGAAGCGCAAGTCTGTCGAAAAGCGACGTACCCAGGCTGAAGAATTCAATGACGCCCCTTTTGCTATCCAATTTGGTGACAACGACTACCACCCCATTAACAACCCAACTGCAGAACCTAAGCGTTACGAATTCATCCACAAAGACTTGCCTAAGTATTCAGGTGAAAATGAACGTGGTGGTGACTACGCCCGTGAGCTCAAGCAAGACTTGATGCGCAGTGGTGAATACAAGATGATTAGAATTCCTAGATCACAGTACTCACAACACGAAAACGCTGACAAGCTTCTCGAGCTTGCTCCGCATGGCATGATTGGTTTCAGACGCAGAGCAAAAGGCGAAAACATTAGCACTGCTACTGATAAGCTATTACGTGCCAATGCGCAAGGTAGGAAGCAAAGAGCACGTGGTGTTGGAGCAGAAACTGAAAGTCTAGACCCTGATTCGGTAGCAAATACGATTGCTACACACAAGGGTGATGCAATCGACCACCTTATGTCAATGGCTCTCGGCACCGGTCCATACAAAAGAGGTGGAAGCCTTTGTGTTTGTGGCGGAGACTCAGAGAACGGTTGTGAAGTCCCACACGGTCCTAAAGGCAAGGAACCAGAGCAGCTGCCACAGATGGTTCATGGCACAACACCCGGCTACAAGGAAAGACTCCTGCAGAACCCGCTACTTAAAGCATATCGTGAAGTAGATAACGGCAAGGGTCAAAAGAGTGTAGAGCTAGCTCATGCATTCGATGAAGGTGGCCCAGAAGGCACCTATATGCCTATGATCCACTTTACGCCTGGCGGAGATCATGTAAAGCGTTACACCAGATATGAGACGCTTAAAGCTGGTCAGCAGACTGTTGGAGACTGGGAAACTACTACACATGAGGAGCACCCTTCGTGCGCATGTGGTGATGGTAAAATCAATTCCAACCAGAATGATAACATCGTAGGTTGCCGTTGCTGTTTCAAGGGCAATGTTAACATGAAGGAAAGCACGGACAGTGCTGGTAACCCCATCTTGGTACCTCACACTATTGGCCTTGGTGGCGGTAAGCAAAAGTACGTTAATCCAGAAGATGCACCTCTTTGCAAGATTTGCAAGGGTGATAAGTTCACCGAAGATGGTGCAAAGTCAACCCCATGTGTTGCTTGCAACGCTACTGGACATGATACTTCCGCTATCAGTTGCGACAACTGCCACTCAGATGACTCAAGCATTGCCTTGACACCTGATAACGTTTGCCCACACTGCGATGGTACTCTGATCGATAAGACAGTAGATGGTCCAAAGGTAATTAAGAAGAAGAAGCCTCCTACGCACGGATACGCAGATGATTTCTATGGCAACGCAGAGATCAACATGCCACTTTCTGGTACTGGTGTTGGTAATACTGGTGTTGACCACTATTCACACTTGAGACGTGATGATTGCAAGAACTGCGAGCATGACGACCAGGAGATGTTCGATAAGGATGGCAAACCTACTAACTTGCCATGCCCATGTCACATCAGAAGCGCCGCAGACCCAAACACATTGCCCCCAGGCACTCGCATCATCCATGGTGCTAGGACAAAGGGTGGCAAACCAGGGTTCTACTTGCCTAAGAGACACGTACAAGCAGTGTTTGCTAATCAATACGGTGGCCTAGGAACAGCAGATAACCCTCACAGTTTTGATCACTTCCCTAATTACATTGACCCATCAACTGGCCAGACCACTATGGAAACATACAAGGGCAAGCTTGGTTCAAGTGTAGAAGACATGAAGAGCGATGCACCACTTGATCAGCGCCTTGTTAGCGGAATGATGAAGAATGGTATTGACATTCCTGAAGAGCGTATGAACCAGATTGTTCGTCAAAGTGAGCAGCACTGGAAAGCACCGAATGCTCATTACACAGCACCATCAAAAGACCTTGCTCTTGTTAAGGAAGTGTCTAAAGAGTTCGGTACATTCCCTGACTTGCTGCCTCCATACATGAGCAACAAAGTCGAGCGTAAGATGAGAGCTGCTCAGCCCACGTTCCAGCACGACCCTGAAGCATTCCCGGAGCACATGCGTGAAGGTGTATCTTCTGTAGAAAAGACTGTTAACTCATTGCCAGATGCATCAACTGGACGTTACAATCAAACTAAGGATGAATTGTACAAGCACATTTCTCATGGAAACATGGAAGAAGCTACAAAGGCATCAAATAAGTTAGCTGAACAGATTGAACGTTTCAGTGGCCCCGCAGCAAAAGAAACTTTTAAGCAATCTGTTTCTAAGTTCCCAACACACCAAACGGATAGCTGGTCCATTAGCCCAGCGAAGGTAGAAGAGCCAGCAAATGAATAGACCAATCTTCAACTCAAAGACTGCTTCTTTCCCCGAGGATGAGTATGGTGAATACAGTGCATTGACCCCTGAACAGCTCGGTGATTCTGGCTTCTCTTCCTATGAGCCTGAGCCTGTTGCTAGACAGCGCAAGGAAAAGGAAAAGAAGAAGACTAAGAAGCAAGAAGAGTTTGGCGACCTTACGTATCACACTCCAGGAACCGTTGAGGACAAAAAGAGCATCAGAGTCCCAAAGGGCCAGAAGGTTAAGTTCGTTGAGAACTCACCAGAGTCAAGAAAGTTGCAGGAGACTGCAGTTGTACCAAGCGACCATTTGAGCAACCGTAATTACATCAAAGCAGCTATGAAGATTCCTGTGCTTACAGCAATCTCAGCATTCCCATGCCCTACTTGTAAGGGCAAGATGCACGGCGGCTTCCCAGAGGCTCCAGCAGATAGATCTCACGATCAGATTGAATGCATTACTTGTGGCAACTTAGGTTATCATGAGCCAAGAGAACATGCTGGCACCTTCGATAGAATGACAAATGTCAACGAAGAGACTAGGCGCCACAATGATGCTGTTAACTGGCACAACACTCACTGCTTGGCTGGAATGTGCGATACTAATTGTCCTGTTAATAAGGCAGTTCTTAATCACAAAAAAGATAAAAAAGACAAGAATGGCAACATCGTAGAGAAGGCTTGCCACCCTGAGAGTGAATGCACCGACTTTAATTGTAGACACGAACAAACATTCGATGAAGGCAAGGATTGGCATTGTCAATCAGGTTGTGATCACCACTTAGGACAAGGTGACTTTGAGACCGGTGAAGGCGGCCCAATGGGTGCTGCTGACATTGAACGTGGCAAGTATGTTGATTCTGTTCGTGATAACTGCGACTGTACTAATGGTTGCGAAAAGTGCACAGACCCTAAGATCCCACGCCACGTAGCGTTCGCGGGTAGCAAGTCAAGCCCAAATACCATGGCTTTTGCTGCCTATAGAGCAGTGGTTGGTGAAAAGGATAACATCGCTCCTGCCTTGGAGATTATGGGTGGTCACCCTAGACAAGAGATCAGACGTGGTACTCCTATCTGGCACCTTGGTTGGGATACGAATGAGCCAAATGCCGCATTACATGCTGAGCAGCCTCAAGATTCTGCATACGAGACAGCACCTGGTGAGAAGGCTGTCCCTAACACGATGTATAAGGCACCTCAATGGGGTGCAACCGTGCACGTGCCAGGCATGCCTACTCCTGGTGATTCTAAGTACAAGAATGGTGCTCACGATGAGCAATTTAAGCAGGACTACGAAGACTGGACAAACCAGGTAGAAGCTGCTAATAATATCCGTGAACAAAAGAACTTTACAAAGAGCCCGAACAGACAAAGACTCAAGCGTGATGAGTCTGCTAGCAGTGGTGGTTTCCAAGGCAAGCACGTATTTGGTGTTGTCACAAACGTTAGCCACGATGGGCAATACGTCGAAGGTGTTCACTGGGGAACCACTGCTAAAGATGAGCGTGATGCCCTCAGAGAACAGCTTAAGGGGCAATACGGCGGTCGTCGTAAGACCATGTTCTCAAAGGGCGCAACTGTAAACAGTACATTCAGTAGTCAGCGTGACAAAGCTGTCCGAGGACCTTTGCAGAACCACATCTCTGATGCGCTTGATAGCATTCAACCAATCGTTGGTGAAAGATCTACCGCAAGAAGAACAACTGCAGTTCCTTTCGCTTGTCACATTAGCCAGGTTGCAAGAATGGACCGTCTTAACTCACAACACGTTCAAGTTGTGGGCGATGTCCAGACAACTATGCAAAAGAAAGATCTATTAACAAGCGACAGCAAAAACCCAGATGGTACTCGCAATTACGTTAGCAACCCAGAATCAAAGGTCCAGGTTATCGTTAAGCACGTTAAGCCAACAGGATTGAGCACTGAGGGTATCAAGCACCACATGCTCACTACGCCTAACAATGAAGCTAGACGACGACTTAGAAGTCTTGGTCACGAGTTTGAAGACACGTATGGAGTACCAGAGCACCACCCTTACAACCTGATTCCACCAGAAATACGCAGTATCCCATCAGGCAATGTAAGCGAGAAGGACAAGCAGAGATTTATCATTGCTGATGCTCCTTACAAGAAGTCTGTTGAAAGTCCTAGCTTTGACGCACCAATGTCTGCACAAATGCCTGGTCGACTCAACCGTGGCGCAGCACCAGAGATTTCAGATAGAGACGTTGATGGCATGGTTGACACGGTCAACAAGCAATTCTTTAAGAAGAATGGCCGTAACATGAGCCACGAAGAGCAAGAGAATGTTGCGGATGGCATCCACAACGAAGGTCACATCAATGGTGGTATGAGAGCTGCTGGGTTTGATGTAGAAGATGAAGACGAGGGATAACATGAACCGTAAAAGAAGCTACGTAGAGCCAAAAGACGCTCCTGCAGGAGTACCTTGCCGTTTCTGTGATATGCCATCATTCACTGATGGTTTGGGTAAGGTACTTGTGGACGGTACTGCAGTCGATGGTAGGCGCCCACTGTACTCACACGGATATTGCCTGATGAACTCAGGTGGTGCTAAGCAAGATAACTATGACTTCTCATTGCAGAATTTGCTTACCAAAGATCTTCGTAGTCCATACTCAGATAATTTATCTGCACACACTGAACAGCCTGTGATGACTGCCAGCGTTCAAGAAGATGATGATGTTTGGGCTTTTGCATCGAAAATGCGTTATTTTGCTCACCCAGAGCCAAATGGCTTAACAAAAATGAAGAAATCGCCTGCTGTAGAAGAAGCAAGCCGTGTTAATAAATCAGAGGAATATGACGCTGATAACACAGGTGCGCCGAATCCGCCTAGCAAGTAGACAATGTAATTATCAACAATACATACCGTAGTGTATGTATCCACGCACAGGAGAAACCAATGGAACCCCGTTTGAATATTAAAGTAGCTGAACTGTTCGACAAGACAGCAGCCGATGCCAACCCCGATGTTAACTTTATGGACCCTAGCCAGCAATGGATTGGTGACTTCATCGACCAGGACAGCAACCACTTCGAGAAGAACATGGACGCCTACATGCAGCAGCGTCAGGGCCTGGGCGACCAGATCCAGCGTTATGTTGATGAAGGTATGCAGGGCAATGACCTGTCTAACCCTGCTCAGGACCGTGCTCTCATGGTTATGGAGCCCGAGGTTGCTGGCACACAAGACTTGCAACTTGCCCCTGCTAAGGCTGCCAGCAAGCTTGCTAGCCAAGCCAGTGGCTTCCGTACCAACCAAGCTCACCCTGACTTCACACTTGGTCTTGTAGCTAACGCTAAGACTGGTTCTTTGGTCAATGCTCGAGTCGTTGCTGAGACACCCACTACGAAGATCGCCGGTACGGTTATTGCCGTTGGTGATGCTGAGTTCGCTGTTGTTTGGGACGACCGCACTGCCTCTGTAGAGCGCAAGGGCGACTACGAATTGGTGATTGCCCAATAACTCATGTTCAGATCTAGAAAAACTAAGATCGTTTCTACTCCTGTAGAAGAGGTCCTTGAGGTTGTAGAGCCAATGTTTGAGCCCACATGGGATCAGGATTGGGAAGATGAAGACCCTTGGGAAGAAGTCTGGGAAGACGAAGAGCCCGAGCTTTATCAGATTGCTAACATAGAGTTCTTAACCCTTGATCAGGTTGAGGATGAGTTCCGTTGGGGAAAGTTGATTGACTACGATGGCAATCAATATGAATACCAATGGGATGACAAGGCAAAAAGGATCATGCGTCTTGTTGGCAAAAGAGTTGATAAGTTAACTTGGGACCTTTGCAATGATGTCCTACACAAGTACTTTATCAAGCCGGAGTCAACTAAGGCTGAAGAGCCAATTGGTCCACAGATCGAACAAGCAATAAGCAAAATTGAATCAGCAATAAAGAACTCATTGAACCCAGTTGCTAACTCCTTTAAGAACCTTGAAGGTAAGTTAGACAAGGCGATTACGGCAAGACCAGCACAAACTCCTGTGCAAGCTGCTCCTGCTCCAAGGCCACAGACAGTTCAGTCAGTACCAATGGCTGATGCACCGGCTATGAGCGTTGCAGATGATGACATTAGCATGAATGCTATGAAGTTTCTCCAGCAATCAGATACGCCGGATCTAGGCATAGATTATATGAGTCTTTAAGGAGACATTGTGAACATCGCAGAAGGTAAAGGCCCAAAGCAACAAAAGAAGACATGGCCATTGGGTCAATTTGTTACCAATTATGGTAATGATGGGACACCTGGTGCGGTGTACCCTCCTGCAGTGGCCTACGCTGCTCAATTCAGCAATGGAGCAGTTGGCTACATGACAACGAGTGGTAATGTCGCATACGCGCAACCTGGCTCAGTTAACCCTGGTCTTAATCTTAATGTTAATGGCAATGGTGCAGTTGATATTAGTATCATTTGCGCACCTGATGCTTCTGTAACACTTCAAGACTTGCAATCAATTACTGCTGTGCTTAGCGCAGAAGCTGGTTGGACTGGTACAGCAACAATCAGATTGCAAGGCACATATGACCGTTATACGCCCAATGCTTACTACACATCGTCGGCTAGCTCATACAGCTCAACAAACTGGGCAACTTTAGCCACAACAACCATTACCGCTGCTTCTACACCAACACTGATTTCTATTCCGATCGCAGATGGTTTATTTTATACTGCTTATAGATTGACAGCATCAGGTGGCACAGGTATTATTGACTGGGCATTGCCTGGATTGTTTGTTGACCTTAGCGCCGTTAGTATTGGCCAAGAAGCAACATGGGTTGATGGTAGTATTGGTCAACCTAATATTGCTGACTCTGATCAACTAACTATCTCTGGTGGTGTTGTTACTAACTACAACGAGAACCCAACACCATTGTCAAGTGTTGACAACAACCATAACTACTTCGGCTAAGGAAAACAATGGCACAAACAACATCGTACTACGATAATTACGTATTTACACCGAGTACTTCAACTCTCGTAATCAACCAGTATATTCCACAGGAACGTCTTGTATCCGTAGTAAACACTACACGTGGCGTAACATTGTTTAAAATTGGTGACCCTGTATTTACTCTAGCTGGTTTTACTGCTACAGTTTCTAACCAGGTTTCTAGCACTACTAATCTTCCTACTTCTTCTAGCAAGGGTGTAACTACTGTTGTGTTCAACGGCGGTACATCTGGCATGCTTGCCACCGACAAGATCACTATCACAGTTGATGAATATGCTCAACGCACAGTTCCTGTGGAAGAGCTTTACGACCCAGTGGGTAAGCAACGCGTCTCTACACCTCAGTCGATGATTGACACCGACTTTGAGTATGGTAACCAGACTTCTAAGTGGGAAGCTCTCGGCACAACTAACTGGCACCCTGCTGGTTATAACATGTACCCACCAATTTCGCTGGCTACTAATGGTCTTACCGTAACTGGTATGACTATGAGTGCCAACAGCAAGACAGTGACTGTTCTTACAAGTGGTGGCGGCCTTGCCACAGGCACACCATTCTCTGTGCAAGATGCTTTCTTCGCTCCAGCCAACGGTAACTTCATCGTAGAAACAAGCGGCACAAACTCGTTCACTTACTCTGCCAAGACAGTAAACACATTTGGTACTCCTAGTGGTACTTCGGGTTTCTTTGACCCATTTAAGACTCAGGTCTGGCAGCAGCAGTACTACACCGGTGCTGCTATCGGCGGTACACCAACGTTTACCAACTCAAGTAACTTGATTACTGTAACGACAACCGTTCCTCATGGCCTGAGCATTGGTAATGAAATTAGCGTTAGCGGTACTAGCCAATCTGCTGCGAATGGTAACTTCTATGTAACTGGTATTACCAGTGCTAGCGGTCTTACCTACTATGCATTGAGCGCACCTGGTGGTACTCCTACCGGTGGTTCAATCACTCCTCGCAACCAATCTTTGTTCGCTCAGCGTCCATTTGACGGTGGTGTGCTGTTCGGACCACAAAGCTTGAGCAACCACCAATCTGCTATTCGTCAAACCCGTCGTAACTTCCACTACCAGTCTGGTAAGGGTCTTGAAATGGCCACCGGTACGATCCTTAACACTGCATTCACTGTTGATGGTATTTCTGCCACTGGCACAACTCCTGGTTCGACGATCACCGTAACAACTCGTGAACAGCACAACCTTACCCCTGGTACAAGTGTAAATATCGCTGGTGTAATTACTAGTGGTTACAACGGCACATACCCTATTGCCAACATTCTTAATGCCACTCAGTTCACTATTACTGCTACTGGTACTCTTGGCAATACTTCACCATCTGATTATCCTGCAAACTTTATTTGCACAGTTAATGGTTGGTACGGTGCTGTACAGAGAATGGGTCTTTTCAACCAAGAAAATGGCATGTTCTTCGAGTACGATGGTCAGCAGCTTTACGCTGTTCTTCGTAGCTCAATTAAGCAGGTTGCTGGTCGTGCAACTGTAACAAACGGTAGCACAACGGTTACTGCAACCGATGGCAATTTCCCAACCATCTTTAGCAAGCAGCTGACCCCTGGTCAGTACATTGTTATCCGTGGTAGCTCTTACCGTGTTACTGATATCGCTAGCGATACGCAGATCACCATTAGCCCTGCTTACCGTGGTATTACTGCCAACTACGTGACTGTTACAGCCACTGTCGACAACCGTGTGCCACAGTCGCAATGGAACATCGACAAACTTGATGGAACTGGACCTAGCGGTTACAAGCTTGACCTTACCAAGATGCAGATGTGGTACCTTGACTACTCGTGGTACGGAGCTGGTTTCGTGCGTTGGGGCCTGAGAACTACTGATGGTAACATCATGTTCTGCCACAAGCTGGCTAACAACAACATCAACACCACTGCCTACATGCGCTCTGGTAACTTGCCGGGTCGTTACGAAACATCTACGATCCCACCAATTACCACTACCACATCTGGCATCGGTGCAACAGACACCACAATCTATGTTAACAATACGCTGAATCCAGCTGGCAATAGCGCATTCCCTGCATCAGGCACTCTTGCGATCAAGAACGCCACGACTGGTGTTGAATACGTTAATTACACAACTGTAACTGCTAGCAGCTTCGGTGGTTTGACACGTGGTATTGCTACCCCTGCTTCCCTGACGCTTTCTTTAACGTCTGGTAGCCCAATTGGTAGCGGAACTATTACCGGTGTTGCAATTGGTTCTAAGGTTACTGCACCGACGTTGTTCCCCGACAACACATACGTTGCTTCCATCAGCGGTAACTTCATTACGTTTAGCAATGCTTCTGTATCGACTAACGCCAGCGCAACGGTTCCAGTGCAGGCTATGGGACTTGCAGGAACTGCATTCTCATACTCTGCTACCGCACCCACTACGGTTGAGTTGGCAATGCCTACGCACAGCCCATACTTTAGCCACTGGGGTACTGCAGTAACAATGGATGGTGGTTTCTCGCCTGACGCCAACCTTTTGTTCACCTATGGTCAGACTACTCCAATTACGTTGGCTTCTGGTCAGACCAAGGCTCTGATGTCGATTCGTATTGCCCCTAGCGTTGACAACAGCCAAACAAGTTCTATCCTTGGATCACACGAACTGGCTAACCGAGTTCAGTTGCAGCTGCAGACGCTTGACGTGTCAGTTACGGTTACTGGTACACAGGGGGTTGGTGCCGGTAACGTGCTTATCAAGGCTTACTTGAATGGCGTGCCACAGCTTATCAATGGTGGAACATTGCCACAGTGGACAAACGTCGTCGCTGGTACAAACAGCCCGAACTCATCGCTTAGCCAGATTGCTGACTACTCTTCTGTACCCAATGGTGTTACGGTTGCTAGTGGTTTGGCTGCTGGTGAAGTTACCGGTGGTTTCTTTGTAGACACCACACAGGAAGTTAACGTTGCCGGTGTCCGCGACCTTGGTAACAGTGTCCTCAACGGTGGTACTTCTACTGTTGCAGCACTCGCTACACCTGATAAGAACATCTACCCAGATGGTCCAGATACATTGACTCTAGTTGCCCAGAACCTTAATGGTGTTGGTGTGCAGCTTTTGGGTCGTATCTCTTGGAACGAACCTCAAGCTTAAGGATAACTTATGGAAAGACAGCAAAACATTAGACAGGCATCTATCCGCCGCGTTGGTGCCAACTTTGATTTTAACGGAAACCCTATCATTCAGAACAAATCTGGTGGTATCATTAAGTCTACCCGAAGCGTCAACTATGCATGTGGTTGCCAAGCAATCCCTGGCATTGAGTCTTGCGGATGCGGGCTATAGAAAGACTAATTGATGGCTACCAACGACTGGAGTGCTTCTGCGGAATTTAGCCGCATGAAGACATCTGGTATCACCCTTCCTAAGAACCCTATTGCTGGGCGTGTCGCTGCACGTGACATGCTCAATAGGGCTTCTACGCCAGGATCAATGCTTAATGACATTGGTCCAATGGCTACTGCAATGGGTGGACCTCCAGAGGGTAGACAACGTCTTAATAAGTTAGGTTCTGACTTCCTTGCTGAGAACGGCATGGCTAGAACGTCTAACCGCAGAACTGCTGCTGCTACAGGATCAGATGCCCAGTGGGCACTTCCTAAGCTACACGACCCATTTGAATACTGGCGTGAGCGCACGTGGTGGTTCAACATGGAAGACCCAGATGAGCAGACTCGTAAGATACGTGACTGGGCTCGCCTTCTTTACACCACTCACCACTTGGTACCTGGTCTTATTGACATCTATACTCGTTTCCCCTTGCTGGACATCGAGCTAGTACACCCCGACAAGCGCATCTCTGACTTCTATAATGAGTTGTTCTTTGATGGTCTTAATTACCAAGACTTCCTCTATGACCTTGGTCGTGAGCACTGGACCGTTGGTGAAGTGTTCGCCATGGGTTCTTGGCACGATGGTATTGGTGCATGGGAAGAAGATGAGATCATCAACCCTAACGACGTTATCGTCGCTAAGAACCGTGCTCTTAGAACATACCAGTTCCACGTTAAGGTACCTGAAGAGATCAAGCGTCTTATCGAACGTCGTGATCCTCCACAAGAGTATGCAATGCTTATGCAGCTCTATCCAGACGTTGTGGCTTGGGCTAGACAAGATAAGGAAATCCCTGTTTCTGATGTAATCATGAAGCAGATCAAGTTCTCTACCAACCCGTGGAGCGAACATGGTACTCCTATTCTTCTTCGTGCCTTTCGCACTCTTATGCTTGAGGAGTCCCTCAACTCCGCTCAAGACGCTATTGCTGACCGTCTGTATTCTCCCCTTATCCTTGCTACCTTGGGACTTCCTGACGTAGACCAGGACGGTCCATGGATCCCAGATGCTATGGAGCTCCAGTCTTTGCGTGACGACTTGGCCATGGCTATTAACTCAGACTTCCGTCTGATGACATACCACCACGGTTTGCAGATCCAGAACGCCTTTGGACGTGAAAGCATGCCTCGTCTTGACACAGATTTCATGCGTGTACAGACAAACCTCATGGGTGTATTCGGTATCGGTGCTGACCTTATTCAGGGTGGCCAGGGTGGTACCTATGCTTCAGGTGCTTTGAACCGAGAGCTTATTACTCAGATGCTTAGTACTTACCAGCACAAGATCGAGAAGTTTATCCGTTCCCGTATGGAGCCAGTAGCAGAAAGACAAGGTCACTATGAGATGCGTAACGTGGGTGGCCAAATGGTACCTGTTATGGAAACTGTTCTCATGGTTGATGAAGAGACTGGTGCTGAATATGTTGAAGAACGACCCAAGCTGGCCATTCCAGAGGTAAGATTCCGTTCGATGAACCTCAGAGATGAGACAGTTGAGCGTGGGTTCCTCCAGCAGCTCAGCGCCTCAGGCTTCCCCATCTCCCTCAGCACACTTGCTGTCAATATCCCAATCGACTTCGATGACGAGATTGATGCACGTAAGGAAGAGAAGATTAAGACGGTTGTTGCTGAACAGCAATTCAAGAAGGAACTGTTCAACCGTTTGATGGTTCTGCAATTGCCAGTACCACCAGAATATGTACAGGAATACCAGGCCTACCTAGCGATGATGGAAGACCCATCGCTTGGTGCACAGCTTGCCCCAGGTGCTATGGCTGGTCTTGTAGCTCCACCTAGCGCACCCAATATGACTGGTAATGCCGCAGGCAACAGTGACGCTGCTGCTGGTGCACAAGTATACCCAAGCATCAACCAAGAAGCTGCTCAGCAACGTCAACGTCCAGAAGAAAGCTACGAACAGCGTAAGAGCCAACCTAAGCCTTCTAAGAAGGGTCCTAAGAATGGACCTAAGAAGAAGACTGCATCCGTATCTGGTTGGGACGAAGATGATTACGATGACTTTAGTGGTCGCGTTGAATACGGTGACCGTATGAAGTTCGCTGTACCATTTGAGCAGAAGAAGCGTAAGCGTATGAAGCTTGCTACTGGTATGAAGGTTATTGTTGACAATAGCTATGAGAAGTTTGACGAAGAGGCATTTAAGCAACATCTTGCTAATGCTCTTGACGGTGATAGCTCAATGATCCCTACTCCTACTAACCCTGAAGATACTGGTAACCCTATCGCTGATATGGCCGGTGGCAACAGTATGGGTGGAGATAGTGCGATCAGTGCACCTGCTATTAGCGGAGATTATCACCCAGATCTTCCAAAGGAAGATTTATAACACAATAGATATTGCACTAATTAGTAGAACGTGTAATATTTAATCAACGGAGACATCCATGAGCACTCTTTTTAATAATGAGACTCCTCGTCTTCTACCAAAAGCTGCCTTCAATAAGAAGAGCTTTCTTGACGTAGTTAGCCCCCTAGTTAAGCTTGACATTATCAAAGAGGGAGAAGGCATTAAGTGCCGAAATGCCCACAAGCTTGATTTGTCAAATAGCATCTATGAAAAAATTGATGCATAATGCTCGGCACGTTTTTTAATTCAAGCAATACCTGGTTTAGCTATATCTCTAACTTCTTCTTTGCTGCAGCTGGTTTTGCAACTGTGGCACGTTTCATCTACAAGCTTATTGTGCGCCATAGCGACAAAAAGATGGATGAGCTTGAGAAGTCAATCATTGAAAGCAAGATTGATCAAGACGAGAAGTTTGAACGCTTGTTCAGCCAGTTCAAGACTAACGGTGGCTCGAGCCCTAAAGACCAGTGGAATCGCCTAGAGACAAAGGTTGACCACTTGATGGGTATCGAACAGCACGTAGACAAGCTTACACAGTCTATTGATAGACACCTTGGCTACCACGAAGGACTCAGAGCAGCGCACGAAAACGAGGAATAATGGCCAGGAGATTTAGACACCCTATTACGGGCGACCCCATCGGTCTTGGCAAGCATATTTCTTGGAAGATTCAGTTTTCTATTCGTAATTGGTATTTCATTGGGACAATTACGTTTATTACTTTGTTCTGCGCTGCTTGGGGAACAATTGACATCAACGTTATTGGCTGGTGGAATGTATGGGCTTCCTACATGGCACTGTTCATTGAGTCTGTTGTTGGTATCAGTATGTTTGAGCAGACTCGAGCAGATGCTAAAGTATTGCGTGAAAGCCTTACAACCATCCAAGAATTGCTTGTAAAGATCAATGAGATCCTTGAACTCGAGCAAGAACAAAGCAAAGAAGTACACAATCTCGTTGATGCTCTCGAAGACGAAATTAACTTACATCACTAATTAACATAGTTTTAATTGTTACAACGATGTAAAATATATGTTAATACAGAAAAGGTTCTGAAGATGATAAAATTTGGTGCTCCCTCAATTGCTCTACAAGGTAGAGAGACTCTTGCTGGCGTCGGTCAGCCAATTGAGCTGCACAATGTAACCTTTGACGATTTTAACTTTAAGCCAGAACCTGGTTATGTTTACGCTGTTTCTAGAGCCATTTCCTCCAGAGTAAACGCTAATTATGATGGTTGGCCTGTAGACCAAATCAAGCAAAGCTACAAGACTTTTGTTGGTCGGCCTATCTACGTTGAGCACAACAACTCAGATCCTGATCGTGCTCGTGGGGTTATTCTCGATGCTGTTTACCGTGAGAGCAAGCTCGCCTCCGGTGCAACAGACGGAAGTGTTTACTGCCTGATGGAAGTAGATGCACAAAGTTTTCCTAAGCTAGCCAACTCCATTATGGAAGGTAGCTTGAACGCTGTCAGCATGGGTGCTGACGTCGATTGCACACAATGCAGTGCCTGCGGCAAGGTTGCCAGCAAGCCTGCTGAGTACTGCACACACATTCCTCGTCTTAAGGGACGCACCGTTACTGTTTACAAGGCTGGCAAGCGTATTGAGAGCCTTGTATTCGAAAGTTGCATCAGACCTAACTTCTTCGAGCTGAGCTTTGTATTTGAGCCAGCAGACGAATCAGCTTGGTTGTTGCAAAAGAAGCGTTACTAACAATGCCTGTCCTCAAGGTATCTAGCGATATTAAGAAGTATGCACTGGAAGTAATCAGGGTATCCATTTCACCTCTTGGTGATTGCCCGCAGTGTCAAGGTAATGGTTACAGAGATGGCATTTGTCCAGACTGTAGCTATATTGACCCTCGGGTACAAGAAGCTATTCAAGAATGGCAAGATGCGATGGGCATCCAACAGGTTGTAAAGCAGCAGCAGAGTCTTGCAGAGCAGAACCCTAATGCTAAAGCTGCCTACAGAAGCTTGTCTTTTGTAGACATTGTTTCACCAGACTTTGAAGGTCTCGACCTTAGCGGTACATCAAGTGGTAAGGCTGAATGTCCTCGTTGTAAGCAGCGTACATTCGTTAATGACTCGATGAAAAAGGGCGATTTGTCAGGTTCTTGTGAAAATCCTGCCTGCGGACACGAAATTGCTGGAGCTTTAGGATTTAAAAGACCCAAGTTCCTGGGTATAGATCCTGAGGTAGGAAAAAACATCAAGCGTAATTTCCTAAGTCCAGCATCACAAAAGATCGAAAAGAATAAGAAGAAGCTTAAAAAGAAGAGTGCAAAGGGTATGAATCCTGGAGCTCTTCAAGATGACTCAATGAATGCAGCCATGGATGGTACCACAAGAATGTGGGACCTGCTCAAGGGCACCGCAGAGATTGATGCACAAAATAAAAACGAAGAAACTAGCGAGGAGCAATCATGAGCCGTTTTGATGACGAGATGATTAAGCAAGCAGAAAATGCTTTCCAACAAAGAGGCATGTCGGGAACGACTACCACTCCAAGAGTGCAACCATACGACCAGGTCGACAGTCTTGGTTCAGGCGGTTGGCCTGAGCAAGCTCCTGCTCCTACTGAAGAAGTAGCTGACTGGATTGCTAACCAGCCAATGACACGTCAACTTGATGTCCGTGACTTCACTGGCGTTGACGATGGAAGCGAAATCATCGGTGGTCCTGGCTCGAGTGCCGTTTACTCTGAAGGTGGCCCAATGTACGCAAGCATTAACCCTATTGACGAGAGTCTGTACCAGGTTTACAAGGCTAGCCGTGAAGTACGCGATGCTATCCGTGACGAAGTTGACTTCGACTTCAATAACCTTATCACTGCTTCGAATGACGCTGCAACCGTTCTGCGCTTTGCTAGCACTAACGATGACCTCAACCAGGTTGTTGGTACCGTTGCAAGCATCGTAACTGACATCGAGAACGACCTTGTTGTTACCGGTGACTACCGTCAAGCTTCTGTCGACCTGAAGGCTCTTGAGGGCCTCTTGGAAGAGATCAAGACTGCTGCCACAGACGACGACAGCGACTCGGATGGCGGTGCCGACGATGATGACGATGCAGACGACAAGAAGACTGCCGCTAAGAAGAAGACTAAGTCTAAGAGCAAGAAGTCATCCTGCAAGAACTGCAAGGGTAAGGGCTGCGAAGACTGCGAAGACGATGATGACGAAGACGACGACGACAAGCCTGCTTTCTTGAAGAAGAAGAAGTCTGCTCGCACCGAGTGGTGCAGTGGCCCTGGTTGCAAGACCAAGAACTGCGATGGCAAGAAGGAGCCTAAGGAGGCTTCTAACGGTAACCAGGAGAGCCTCCAGGTTGTTGATGTCCGTGACCTTGATGACCAGGCTGGTGTTTGGGACCGTCAGCGCGTAATGCAGCCTGACCACCAGACCAACGCACTCGTTCCTGAGGAAGTAAACGGTGAAGACGCTGGTTACGTACCATTCTACAACGATGGTACCGAGACAGGAATCCTTGATGACCAACTGCACGGCCCTAGCCACGGCAGAATCGACTTCGAAGATGGCACCAACCCTGCCCTGGCTCCTTACGCAGGCACTGTTGCCGCTGTACAGGCTAGCCGTGAAAAGATCTTCGCTGCTATCCAAGTTGTAGATCGTCTCGAAAAGATGAGCATGATCCAACACGAAGATCGTGCTAAGCACATCGCAAAGTTTGAACAAATGTCTGATGTTAAGCTGGCAGGTTTTGTAGCTTCCATCGACATGTTTGAAGAGTCTGGGGCTCGTCAACCCCGGAGCCAGAAAGTGGCAAGCGGAAGTAATCGTTTGCCAGAAATGGGTCGGTTGACAACGGCCTCAACAGTTACTCGTCAGGACGTTATGTCTGACGATTGGCTGATGACACTTTAACCCAAATCCCCTACTAACAGGAGAAAGAAAATATGCTGCAACTTAATAGCGTAGCTAACGTTGGGGTTCACCGTACGTGCACCCCACTGTACGAAAAGTACGAGGCTACACCTTACAACACGTTCCTGGATCCCACGGACACCACGAACATCTACTCAGGTATGGTCATGTACCGTACAGGTCCCGACACCGTTGCCAATGCTGCTACGGCTACTGCTTCAGGTGCAAAGCCATTTGGTCTTTCTGCTCTTGACCGTAACCCTAACATTGACGACGTAACTCAGGTTGGCGTCAACGCATGGTCAGTATGGTTGGGTGGCTCTAACGCCTTCTTCACCATCACCGCCCCTGCTTTCGACACGACGGTAGCTTACAACGTTCCTACGAACGGTACTCGTACCTTGCTGTACACCGCTTCAGGTACTGGTCAGCTGACTTCGTCTTCGGGTACAAGTGCCACTGTTGGTGCCTTGAACGCCATTCCTGTCGCTGAGTTGATCGATGTCATCAGCCCCACGCAAATTGTTGTCCGTCTCGTTCCATTCGGCGCAACTGCCTAAGGTATTTGAAAGGAAATATAGAAAATGTCAATCACTCCCAATGGCGCTGTCGCTGAGCACCTCGCTCCCCGCACAGCCAAGAAGTCGGACGACTACGTCGCCGGTATCATTGAGGCTCAGGACCGTCTTAAGACTGCAACTGGCCGCGTAACTGCTACTCGTGAAGAGAAGCAGCGTCGCCTCGCCGGTGTTCTGGCCGACAAGGACAACTACATGGTCCGTTTGGGCCAGGGTATGATCGGTCCCATCCAGCTGAAGCTCCGTTACCAAGGTATGACCCGTAACGTCCTCCTGGAAGACCCGCTTACCCCTGGTGTACCTGTCATGTACGACGTCCTCGACGAGTACGGCCAGGCTTACATTCTTTCCGGTAACGAAGGTGAAGTCCGTGTGACACCCTTCGAAGGTAAGAAGGTTCCAGTCCGTTTGTTCCGTATCGCTACCTTCCCTCAGATCAAGAAGGAAGACTTGTGGTACCTCCGCGTAAACATCGTG